CCAACGTGGCCATCGGCCAGAGCGTCAACATCACGGCGCTGATACAAAACACGGGCGACGCGGATTTCGTTGCGATGGACGGGGCACTGACGCTGTTGCCGCCCGGTGCAACGCGCGACAATGGGCCTTACATTCACGTCGTCGTGGTGACACCGCCGCTGGTCGTTGCGGCCAAGAGTAGCGCCGCGATAAGCGGGACATGGACGGCCTCGACGGGCGTGGCGACGGGCATCTACACGGCGTACATGGTCGTCAAGTCTTCGGCGGGCGTGTGGACGGCAAGTCCATACAGCTACTTCACTGTCACCGCTGCGCCTGCGCCGAGCGTGCCGCCTGCGCCAACCGACCTGCGCATTACGCCCGCGACTCAGACGCGGCTCGACCTGCGCTGGGTGGGCACGATGACGGCCGCGACTGAGGTGGAGCGCAACGAGGAAAACACCAGCTTCAAGCGCGTGGCCACGGTTGCGCCGGGGATACAGAACGTGAGCGACAGCATCCGACGCCGCAGGAACTACGCTTACCGCGTCCGGCAGCGCAACAGCTTGGGCACAGGGCCTTATAGCAACGTCGCCGAGTATGCCGCACCATGATTTCAATGACCGGCACGCAACAGTTTGTGCTCGCGCTGATTCTTGGGCTTGTGGCCGGGATACCGCCTGCCATGACCGCTCTTGTCCTCTATCGGAAGGCGCAAATTCAGGCGCGACGCGACGCCGAACGAACACGGGCGCAGCTGGTCGAGGTGCATCAGATCGTGAACAGCCGCTTGGACCGTGCGCTCAACAGCATGAAGGTGCTGGAGGAGGCGCTGCGGTCGGCGGGCATCAAGATACCGCCGACGCCAACTACGCCGGACCCATGAGCGCGCCCAGCGTCAGGCGGTGGATCGTCAAGTTTCCGCACCTAGCCGCGCGTCCGTTGATGGACCCGGCATTCCCGAAGCAGTACGTCAACCGCATACCGATCATGCGCCTGGAGGAGATGGAACCGCCGAGCGGCTATGCGACGTGGCTGTTGGCGGTCAAACCGGGCGTTGACAGCGCAGCGCGAGGCGCGTAAACCTGCCGCATGAACCGCCAACCCGACCCGTTCGCCAAAGTCCCGCCGCTGGCCATGTTCGCGCTGGTGGCACTGTTCTGCATCGTGCCTGTGGCGATACATACGGGTTGCGCCAGCTTCTCGTCGCAGCAAACCGAGACGCAGTTGGACGGCACGAAGCGCGAGACGCACATTCACGTATCCACGCTGTTTGACGCGAAAAGCGACCTGACCAAGCTGCGCGCCACGACCACGGACAAGACGCAGGGCATGAGTCTCGCTGGCCTATCGGAAAGCTCCTCCTCGACGAACCTCGTCCATATTCTGCAACTCATCGCGGCCATTGCGGCGGCGAGCGCCAAGTGAGCAAGAGCATCGCCATCGTCTGCTTGGTTCTGTTTGCATGGGCGATGACGCTGTTCATACCGCGTGCAGACTCCACGCGATTAACGATCAATGCGACGAACGGAGCATTTTTCAAGACGAACTACTTCGACCGCCCCATCATTACCAACATCGCCATTGAAGGTTCGACGCTGTTCGCCAATATCAACGGTCTCAAGGTGCCGTTCACCGACGAAGCGAAGTCAAACCTCGTCGTTGCACTTGTCGCGAGCCGTTTGTTGTGCGACTTACGAGGGCACGCATGGGAGGTCGGCTGCGGCGTGTCGGGGTGCCTCGTGATCCATTACGAGCCAATGCGTCACTGCATTATCTGCGGCAAAGTTGAGTCGCAGCAGATTGGTCCTTGGCGATGATTGACGGCGTAACCCGCCTGCCCGCAACGTGCCAACCGGCTAGGGGGCTTCACCCCATAGCGTCTGCGGTATTTACCTGATGATGCCCCACTCAAAGACGATGGTCTTGGCAAACGTGCCGTCATCGCGACGCGTGTAACCAAGGAGGCTGTGCCAAGATTTCATGCGCCCTCGTCCCTTCGCCGGTCGGCCAGTTCGTCGGCGCGCCCCGCGAGCGCGTCGGCCTCCTGCTCCTGCGCCATGTCAAGGACGGTGCCCGCGTCAATGGGCGCGTCGCAGTGCGAGCACTGGGCGGGTTCGATGGTGCCGCCTTCGGAAAGGTTGCAACGCTCTGGCGGGCCGCTGACGCGAGCAGGCACGTAGGCGTAGGCGGTGACGGAGGTGGAGCGGTCGCAGCGCGGGCAGCACCAGATGACGGTGGTGGATTTGTTCATAGCAGGCCAAGCATCGCGTTGGTGCGGGCGAACTCACCGAATCCCGCCACCGCAGTTCGGTCGTAAGCGGCAGCGGCTTCTTCGGGCGTCAAAAAGCAACCAATGTGCTGCGTCTTGCCGTGCACTCGTATCATCGCGAGCCAATGCCCATTTCGCTTGTCGAGATGGACGCCTTTGAAGCCTGACGTGTTCCGCGAATTCTTGCGACTGTTACCGCGGTTCAGCCAGTGCGGGCATAGCCGAAGGTTATCGCGCCAATTGTGTAAGCCGTCGCCGTCTTTGTGATCCACCGTCAGGCCCTCAGGCGCGTTCATTATCAAGCGGTGCATCCACACGTTTCGGCGCAAATCACGTTCGCCCACTTTATAGACGGCGTACCAGGTATCGGTGTGCGGCGATTTGTGCGCCACCCATCGGAATTCTCGCAGCCATTCGTAGTCGGCGGAGTCAACGATGGCGACTTGCCCACGCGTCAGCGGTATTTCTTTCATAGCGGTGAGAGTTCGCCCCATGATGGCCCTGTCATAGCCTCAAAGGGAATCGTAAACGTAGTCCCCGCCACAGTAATCGGGTTGGCAAACCATACCGGAATGCGCTCACGCACCCAATCGCGTCGGTCATGCGGTGCTTGAAACAGGACGCTATCATGGACGGTCAAGAGCGGTCGGGCAACGCGCTTGCCATCAGGGCACAGGTTTTGCGGGTCATTCCACAGCTTCAACAGGGCGAGGTTACAGCAATATGCTGTGTTGGCGGCGGGACAGAACGGCAGTGCATCCTTGATTGTTTTGTGGTCCTGCTTATTACCAAAAAAATCTCGCTTGAGTCCGCTGGCCGCGATGAGGAAGCCGTCGCGTTGGAGCAGCATCTTGGTTCGCTCCTGCCAACGTCGCACCCCCGGATAGCGCAGGAAATAAAGGTTCTGGAGACGCTTACACTGCGCGGCTGTGACGGTAGCGAGGGTGCCTTCGCCAGCCTCCCAAGAATCGCGCAAGACGGTCTCGGCCATCTTCACGTCGCCCTCGCCATAGTTGCTGCCGTGGCAGGCTTTCTTCGAGGTATCATATAACCAATCTTTGGGCAGCGTCTTGCAACGGGCGAGCAGGGCTTCGCGCGGCAAGCGGTTGGCTGACTCGCCGTCGAGGTACAGAGCAGACAGCGCCTTGGCGGGCTTGAGACCAGCCAGCAGATCGTCCCACATGGTCGGATCGCCGAGCGCAAGACACTCTGCGGCGACGGTCCAAGTGTCAGCGCCGGCAAGGTCAACTTGGTAGAAGTCGTGCCCTGGATCGGCGAGGAACAAGTGACGATGGCGCTCAGGGGTACTATGCAGAGCGTACCCGCTGCCGGTATTGCTCGCACCGCACGAGACGCGGCCAACCTCGGTGCCCGCGATGTTGATGGACATGCGCAGGCGACCATCTTTGTCGAGCTTGCACCGGAGCGTTTTGAGTTGCGTCAGGCGGTCGCTCAGGCGCAGGCACAATTCGAGGCGCTTGTCCCGCGTCTGCCGGAAGGTAGCGAGCAGGGCATCGGCACTACGCGACAGTCGGTCAGTGTTTTTAGCGCCTTCTTTGATAAATCTACGCGGGAAGCCCCAGCCGTCCGGTGGCGGGTCGTAGAGTTTGGCAAGCAGGGCGGGCGAGTTGGTCTTGAGGTGGCGGTCGAGGAGCGTGTTCAATTCGCCCTTCTCCGCGTCCGTCAGCACGCCCTGTTGCGCCAACGCGACGATCCGCGCGGCGACGCTCCGTGGGCCAGCGGCCTCAGCGCCGTGCTGAGGCGGAGCCGACGCCGCCACCAAGCCCGCATTGGATTGCCGTACGACTACGGACGACGAACAAGGCGGCTGCCGCGTCGGCTCCTCAAAGAGTGTGGGCTGGGTCATGCAAGAGTGCTCACCAGTTCAATGCGTCGGCCAATCCAGCGCATGACAGGCACAGCCATTGAGTTCCCAAGCGCCCGGGAGCGCGGCCCGTCGCAGGCGGGTTTTCCGCGATAGGGAATGAGCGTGTAATCGTCGGGGAAACCGAATAGGCGCTCGACTTCGCGGGGGGTCAGGCGTCGGACTGACATGCCGCTTCTCACTCGCGTTCCAACCGGATCGTGTCCTGGGCCATTCGCCCTCAAAGCCCCAGCGGTCTCGTACTCTCGAACCCCAGTTTGAGCTTCCTGAAAGGCCACAGCTATCAATGGCACGCTGCGCCCGGTTCCGTCCTCGCTGGCGTCATGTCCTTCGGCGGTCAGACTGTGCGCGACGATGGTTCCGCCTTGTTGGGCCCGTAACCAGGAGGCATCCTGACAACGCGCTATTTCGGCCTTGTTCGCCGCTTTTGAATCACCGTCACCGAGCATCGCGCATGAGTTGAAGCTCTGCAAATTGTAGGCTTGGCTTCCAGATACTTCGATCAACGCCCCGTCGCATTCGGCGTCTGTGCCGAGTCCGCCACCGCCTTGAGTGCGCGCGCTAATGCTTGGGGCAGTTCCTTGCCCCGTTTCTCGGCTCGGCGGAGGATTCCAGCGCAGGCGCGGGGCGTCAAAAAGAACCGCTGCGGCACACTGCCAGCGTCCTCCAGCACATCCGACAACGAACACACGCTCGCGTCGTTGGGCCAGACCGAAGTATTGAGCGTCCAGAACGCGGTAGGCGAACCCATACCCCCGCTTTGCCAACCCGCCAAGAAAGGAGCCGAAAGCTCGTCCGCCATCAATGGACAGCACGCCGGGGACATTCTCCCAAACAACCCAGGCGGGAGCATAGCGGCCAACGATGTCCAGAAATCGCATGGTAAGCCCGCCACGGTCGCCAGCCATTCCTGCTCGCTGGCCGGCGACGGAGAAGTCTTGGCAGGGAGTCCCGCCCACGAGAACGTCGATTGGTTGCTGTGGCCATTGTGCATAAGCGTTCAAGTCGCCGTAGTTTGGCACGGCAGAATAGTAATGCTTCAGAAGCGCACAAGGAAACTTATCAATCTCGGCGATGAAGGCGCATCGCCAGCCAAGCGGCTCCCAAGCCACGCTCGCCGCTTCTATACCGCTGCACACGCTTCCAAAGGTCATACGTTAAAGGAGGGTCGCCACGGTCACCGCTTTGTCTGTCGGTTTTGTAGCCCGTAATGGCTCACTGCGCAACGGTGCTGTCTGTGGCGCACCCTCCAAAGGTGGGATGGGTCATAACGCTGCCCGCATGGTAGGCTTGGCATGCTCTAAAATCGACTCCCACGTTGAGCACTTGTCCCACGCTTTTTTGAACGCGACGGCCTCGACCACTTCGCGGAAGCTGGGCGGCGCGATGCCCGCAAGCTGATCGAGCGACCCCTGCGCCTCGTACACCTCAGCCTGGATTTGCGCCACCATCGCGTCTCTCGCGGCGACGTCATACGACATGCCCTCGTGCATCATCTCAAGGCACGGCTCAAGCAGGGCGATTTGATGCTGATAATAGCCGCGCTGCGCATCGCTGAACAAGGGCTGCATGGCCTGCCAGCACTCCAATGTCCGCATGCTGTCTTGGGCATTGTAGAAGTCGCGATCAGCCTGCACCGGCTCACGGCCATAGACGCCCCAGTCGGTGCTACTGCCCCAGTAAGCGCCGCGCGTGAGCAGCGACGCGACGACGCTCAAGTCCTTGAGCAGTTCGGGGTAGAGCGTGTGCCAAGCGAACATGGTGTCTTCGAGATTGCGCAGGCGATGCCCGTGCAGCCAGCGATGGACGAACGCCTCGTAAGCGCCGCTGTGAGCAACTTTGCACACAACCTCGTCTTCAAGCACGTCGCCCACGGCACGAAGCAGGCGGGCTTCGTCGCTGTCGGACCACAGGTGCGACCAATCGAGGCCGCGTAATGGCACGCTGAGCGCAGCGGTGGACGTTGTGGCAAAGGATAAGACGGTGATTCCGCTGGTGGCATAGCCTTCAATGTCGAAGCCGACGGGCTGGCGGGCGTCGCGAATGGCTTGTAGCAGGGCGCAGGCTTCGTCCGCGTTTTGTGGCTGGTACATTGTACGTACCGGCAGCGCCAGCGCGGGCGAGGCGGCTTCGGCGACGGCACGCTTTACGTCTTCGCGAAGCAAGGCGAGTTGGGACGGTTCTCGCAGGATGGCGGCTGGATGCAGTGCTGCGACCACCTTGACGCGCATGCTGTCAAGTTCGCCTTCAAAGATTGAGCCTCGCCAATTGCTTACGAGATGGCCGTCGCCCAAGAAGGAACGCAGCGCCAAGTTGCCAAGGACGAGGACGCAATTTGGAGCGAACGCTTCGAGGTCAATGGCGAGGCGCGGCAGCAGCGGGCGCACGTAGTCGATGGTCTTTTCGTGCTCGGCGAGCGGCCTGCGGGAAACGTTGGCGACGAGTACGCGTTCGCGAGGCAGGCCCGCAGCTTTGAGCAGGTCATTGAGCAGCCTGCCCGACTCGCCGACCATAGGTGTCGGGCATGGCTCGAAGCGCTGACTGCCGCACCAAACGCAGCGATCACGGCGGGCGAGTTGCTTGTTACTCCAGTGGTCAAGCGCGAAGCCGTGGCCGTTGTGGCAGATGCACCAGCTTACCTCCTCCACGGCCGGCGATTCTGCACAGACGGCGAGCCGCACCGCGCCGGGGTCAACGGCGGGCGGTTGATTTGGCACCAGCACGTCGAAATTCATAGAATGCAATGGCAGCTTCGCACAGGGCAATCTCGCTCAAAACTTGAGCGCGGTTCTCGGGTCAAAGCGCAGCCTCCCACGCCCACAGGTAACTAAGCTGCTCAGTGAGCGCATCGACCGCCGCGCCGGGGTCGCAAGACGGCGGGCTGTTCGGGACGAGCACGTCGTTCATGGCGCGGGCTATCGAACAGGCGCGGTCATGTCGAGCTTGCTGCGGTCGTATAAGCCGAGACGCTCGCTTATCCGCATCATTTGGTGCGGCGAGTCGCGCTTCTCAAGAAAGATAAGGGCACCCGCGCAGTGTAACGAATCGCGAGTCGCGACAAAGTTCTCGCCGCCGTCGCCATCGTCCCCGGTCGTGCCTGTTTTGTGGCAATGAAACTCGCCGCTCGCGAACTCCACCAAGCGGCGCATCGTATAGGTGTGCTTGTGCTTTTTGAGGAACGGGCAAGCGGCACACGGCGTTGTCATCGTATAGTGCATGTGAGCTAGTCGTCGTCGGCATCGCCGCCCGTAGGATCGTAAGGCACCTCGTCCACGCAGCGCAACGGCTCGTCGTGCAGCCCGAGCGAAGCGGCGTGCATCGCGGCACGATCGAAGGCTTCGTCCATGCTGGAGGCGACGACCTCGAATTGCTGGTCCCCTGCCTCCCATGTAAAGGTGCGCAAGTGGCGGCTCATAAATCACTCGCCAATGAGCAGCGACAGTGCGCCCGCCTTCCAGTAGAGCAGGAAGATGAGCGTCGTCGCGATGACGCTGACGACAGCGCCCCTGAAGCCTTCGGGATCGCGTGCTTTAGTGCCTTCAATGTCCTGCTTCAGCATACGCAGAAGACCTAGCACCATGACCAAGCACAGCGCGATTTGACAGGCGAGTTTCATGCCGCGGTGGCCGTCGCGGGTTGGCTGTTGGCGGGCGCGGGCGTCCACTCAAGCACGACATCATCGGCTTCGAGCGGCTGCGTTACGCGCCACGAGTTTGTGTTGGTGGCGATGCGGTACCATTTATTGGCGCGCATGTTGAAGCGCAGAATTTCCTCTTTCGGATCGTTTCGCGCCTCGACTTCCGCCAGCGTCTCCACTTTGCCCCCAAGGAAGTAACGCCCGCTTTGCTTCACGACGCGGCTGTCCAAGTCGGCATCGCCACGCGCTCGCGTTGAGAAGAAGAAGGCAAAGGGCGTGGTGCCATGGCGCTCCTTCACTTTACGCGCCAGCTGTTTGGCCAATTCAACGTCCCACGATGCGATTGGCTTCGTCGTCTCCGCATGGACGAAGGTGCCCGGACTCAAGAACGTGACGAAGTGCTGTTTCATGCGGCGGTCGCTTTCGTATCGCTGTTGACGGCAGTGGGCGCGGGCGCGGTGCCCCAAGCCTTGGCGCGGCTCGCCCGCTTGGGCAGCGCCGTCATATCGCGGCGCATGGCTTCGACGCGTTCAATGGCGGCTTCGATGCCCGCGAGTTGCGCGATGAGCCGCTGATGGTCTGCTTTAAGGGCCGCCTCGTGTCGGTCGAGGACGACCATTGCTTTGGAGGTGCGGGGCATTAGAGCCTCCCTACGGTTTTGCTCACGAGCGTCAACACGCGAGCGATTTCTGGGTTGGCATTTAGCGCGTCCAAGGCGCTGTTCACATCGGCAAGCTCTGATTCGAGGCGCAGCTTCTTACTCTGGAGCCTGTCGTTGATGGTGGTGACGACTTCGCAATCGCCGCTTGGCTTCTGCAGTGCTTCGGTCATAGGCTAGTTTCCTTTCGCTACCTGCGGGTCTTGGAGTTCGTTGTGTGGATTTATCGCGGGATTGGGCACGGCACCGTTGTTGCGGATTATGGCCCACGACCACGGCTCCGCGCCACTAACGCGAAGCTCGAATTGAATCTCCTGCGGATGGGCAGGCAATTCAGGATGATCGGTGGCGCGAAGAATCCGGTGAACGGCGTCGGCTATCTCACGCTTCTGGAGAACGCTGAACATAGGCTAGGCGGGCTGCACGCGGTTGAAGGCTTTAGCGTCACTGAAGCCCTTTTTGACGGCGAACTCGACGAGCAACGGCTTGCCCTTGAGCGCCGTCCAGCCACCACGAGCGTCGATGGCGGTTTTGGCGTTCTCTTTGCTGGTGCGTTCGAGGCCAAGGACGGCCAGCGCCAACTCACGCACGCTCGCCTTCCACTCGTCCTCGCGCCCTTCCCACTTGTTAAGGCTAATCATGGTGGGGAAGCCCGCCTGGACTTCGTCGCCATCCGTAGTGCGTGCCGGTTCTTCGAGCACAAGATTCACGATGGTCTTGAGCAGCGGCCCTTTGCCCGCTTCGCCGTTGTCGTCCTTGCGTGGGATGTCGCGCACGTCGCCGAGCTGGCAGCGTTTGATGCCTGCGGCGAGGGTGCGTTGCAGGGGCGTTGTGCCCCAGTCGTCATTCTGTAGTGACATGTGATGTGTCCTGTGGTTGTGCGCCGGTCAGGGCGCGGTTGTTGTTGTTACTAAAATCAGCAGGCGCAGCGAAAGCTGGTCGGGCGATTCGCCACGCACTTGCCAATGAAGGTTTCATAGTGCGTCCAGAATTCATCGTTGGGCTGCACATCATCGCCGTATTTAATGTCCGTGCCAAACACACCCTGCTCAGCGCAGGCAATCAAATTGGAAAAGCGCGTGCCTTCTTCCGGCTCATACCTAAACAGACGATGAGCGAAGGCGTCCAGCCACTTGCGCGATGCTTCTCGTACGTCGTTCGGCGTTTGTACAAACGCCGGATGCGTCCAATCATGGCGCAGGCTGGTGATGGTCTGCGGATATAAGCACAACCAGAACGCATCGCCCGCTTGTGCCGGTTGCCTTAAGAACGGGTCAACGATGCCGATGCAAGCCTCGTCAGCTTCAGCACCGCGCACAGAGCGCACTACGCCGGGCTTTACGAGGACGACGTGCTGGCCAGGATAAAGGCGCTCGTCGGAGGTAACAGGCGCGATGGCAATGTGGATGGCGTCACGCTGAGCCGAAGCGGGCGCAAGTGTGCCGAGTTTGATGTCGCTCATAGGTCAGGGCGCGGTTTGAGCGGGCGCGGGTGCGTCCGCCATTTCTACCCAGCAACAACCCTCCGCTTCATCGCAGAGGTGCTGGTAAATCTTGCCGCATGAGCAGGTCCAGCGGTCGCCGGTGACGCGGTAGCCGGACATGGCCCAGCGGCTCTGCCGAATCAGTATGTCGCAGTTATGTCGCTTTTCGCCAATACGCTTGGGTTCTTGTGCGTTCATGCGCTCGGTGCGGTTTGCGCCGTGGACGGCGCGGGCGCGTCCGGCAAAAAGTATTTGTCCCAATAAGCCCGCACAACGCCGTCAACGCGCTCGCTAATGAGAATTTCCTGCCCGGTAAGATGCTGGCAGCGCGAGCCGCAGTTGACGGTGTCGCTGGTTTTGAAGTTGATGTACACCTGGTTCGCGAAGTTGCGCCACACATAGCCGATGCTGGAGCAACGGCTGGCGACGATGGCGCGAACCTTGCCCGTAAGTGCGACATCCTGGGCGGCGACCTCTTGCTGCCCTTTGCGCTCGATATACTTCTCGCGTACGTGTCCAAGCAAAACGCACTCGTCCGCGGCCTTGCAGAACAGCCAGAGCGTTTCGCCCATTGCTTCGCGCAAGCGACCGTAGCCCGCGCCCTGCGGCAGTTCCACAATGGACGTGCCTTGGAAGTCCTTGCCGAGCACGCTTTTCTTGTACTGGGCGAGCGCGTAGGGATCGCAGAGCGCTTCGACCTCGTCGATGGTGTCGATGACGAGGCGGCGGCAGGCGGGAGTGCCCGCTTCACGCAACGCGATGAGCTTCGCCAGAACCGCCTGAAGATGCGCCATGTCGCGTATGTCGATCTTGCGCGCGGTGACGAAATCGGCGCCGGCAGGCTCCAGTTCGAGAATGAGCGAGTCGGGCAACAAGGCGGCGATGGTGGTTTTGCCGCCCTTGGGCGGGCCGTAGAGGAGAGAGAGTTTCGGGTTGCGGCGCGACGGCGGAACGGGCGCGGTCGGAATGTTGATGGGGTCGCTCATGGTGCCGCCTCCCTACGCCCTGCCGCTGCGAGGCGGTCGGCGAGCCGTGCTTTGACCAAGTCGCGCAGTTGACGCTCGCGGTTCTCGGCTTCGACACGCAGCAATTGATTCATCCACTCGCGACACACGTCGCACAGTTTGTTTTCAGCGGCGATGCGCTCCATGTGGAGTTCGTTGAGCACGCCTTCGGCTTCAAGCAGTTCGGCGTCAGTCATGGTGTCCCCTCGGGTTGTGCGCCGTCGCGGGCGCGTTCGCGTTGCTTGGCGGCTTCGGCATCTTCAAATTCGTCAGTGGCGAGCTTCAGCGGGCGGTCGCTGGGCGGCAGTACACAAACACCAATGTACTCGCAGCACCCGAAAGTATGGCGGCAACAACCAAGTTCAGCGCACGCCATCGGCCACGAGTCATGGTCCTGCGGGTCGCGTTCAAGAATCTCGCGGGCCTTGCGAAGCGTATGACGACGCCACTCGTCAACACGGTCCTGCGGGAAGAACAGTCCGCCGTCCTTGGGAAAGGCGTAGGCGACGCCGGTCTTGCTCGGCTTGCGCATGATAATGCGAACAGGTTGAACGCCAGCGACGGACTTGTTGGGATGCTGCACCTGCCACGAATAGATATAGCCCATGAACTGGCCGCTATTCTGCATCGCTTTGATTTGGGCGTCCTCGTCGCGGCTGCTACTTTTCCAATCGACTATCCAGCGACGGCCGTCTTGGTCAACGCCAACGAGGTCGCGGCGAAACTCCCACATAATACGGGCGGGCACTAAATCAGCGCAACCCATGTCCTGCGGTTTTCGGGCTACGTGGACAATGCCAAGCTCGACGACGCCCTGTTGCTCCACTTCCTCAATGGTCCAGCCAGTGAACGTGCTCGCATGCTCCGCGCGGAAAGCCGCGAGCGCATCCTTCAAATATGGCGCGGTCCTATACTCTTTCTCGCTCGCCGCAATGGGCGTCTCAGCCAGCACCGCGTCAATCGCCGCTTCCTGCGCCGCCACGTCCTTGCCGGTTTGGAGCGCATGCAACGCTCCGTGGATGGCGGTGCCAGCGATGAGGCCGCTGGAGGTGCGCACCGGACGGCGGTCGAGTACCTTGTACATTCTGTACGCGGCAGGGCAGCGCGAGTACATGCCTAGCGACGAGGAGGAGAGCGTCAGCGTTGTCATGCGACCACCGACCTTTCGCCTGCCGCATGGGCGCGGCGTTCTTCGACCAGGGCGGCGATGGCGGCTGCGGCGATGCCCGTGCTGCCCAGCAAAGCATTGCGCTTGTTCGCTGGCGCACTCGCTTCAAGCAAGCAACAGATCGCGTGGACAAGCTGCGGGCCGCTGAGGCTCGTGGGTACGGCCTCCTCAATGAGTTGAATTGCGCCTTGGGCAAGAGCGATGCCGTCGAGGTCTTTTTGGGTGAGGAGGGTCACGCTTTGCCTTTGATGATGCGGTTCAGGGCGCGAAGGATGTTGCGCTTGGGCGTTTGCACAAAGGCGCGTCCGACTGCTCTAAGACGGTCATTGATGCGATGGGTCGGCATACCGAACAAATTGGCCAAGTCTGTTTCAAGCGCGTTGAAGTGAGGCGTGTATCGCGGAATCTTTTGCAACGCTGCAATGTGCCCAACCGCACAATGACGCCCGCGCAAGTCGTCGTAATCGCCAACGCACCATTGACTGGACGGGATGCGTTTGAGCCGTTCAGCGTATTGCTTCGCCGCGTGTACTTTTAGTGGGTCGGTTTTCATGGCGTCATCTTCGCCGACCGCGCCAGCGTCCGTTCAATCTCCTCGTGCGTCACGACGAGGCCGTAGTGGACGGCGAGCCGGTGCGCGGCCAACTCGAACAGCGTCGCCGTCGTGATGCCGGGAAAGCCCTGCTCGTGGTTGCGCACCACGGTTTCGATCAACTCGCTGCGGTCGGTAGCGGTCATATTCGGGGTTCGTCGTCGCCCACGTCAGGCTGTGCCGGTGCCTGCGCGGGTTGCGGCATGGCCTTCGCGCCAGCCAGCGCCATCTCGATTTGCGCCCGCAGCCACGGCTTGGGCGGCGGGTCGCTGCGGTCAAGGAGAAAGCGCAGGTACTGTGCGTCCTCACGTGCAATGCGCGACAACGGCCACGCGCTCTTGGGCGATGATGGCCCGTACTTTGAGCCGTACGGCATCGTCGGGTCTTTGAAGCGCGGCTCTGTCGGCGTCGAAGCCGACACGGGCGCAGCGGTCACTTGCTTGATGCTGCTGGGGTTCGCCGCGAGTGCGTCGTCAATCTCACGCCGCGTGCAGCCGAGCGAGCGGAACTCGCGCAGCGCGGCCTGGGCGTCGTCGTCGCTCACGTCAGGCGAGGTGACGCGGCGAAACAAGGCAGCGAGCTTGGAGCGGAGGTCGGTCATGGCGCGGGTGTTGCGGGGGCTTTGTGCAATCGCACAGCATCAGCTTCCGCTTTCGCTTCTGCTTCCTTTTTCGCTCGGGCATCCCTTCGCGCACGATGCTCCTCAGCCTGTTTCATCGCGTAGTCAAAAGCAGTTTCAGTGCGCTTTTCTTCATCGCCGTCAATCTCCTCTAGGATGTCATAGGCGTTTTGTACCGCAGTTTCAACTTCGATGGGATTTTCGGGATGTGCCCATTGCCCGCCTACAATCGAAGCAGCCATTAACGCTAACAATTCTCGGTCTCTCATCGTTTGCTCGCTTTCTCTGGTTCAGGTTCAATCACGAACAGTTCGTCCAGCGACACACCGCTCTTATGCGAAATCTGCGCAGCGGTATCCAATGTCATGCCGCCTGCGTCCTTCTTCGACATGAAGCGGTAAAGTATCGTCGGATGAATCCCCCATTTGTCGGCAGCCGCGTTTACCGAACCGTGAACTCGCTCGACAAGCAGGGTGAACTTTTCAGAAGGGCGAACGTTCATGTTTCGCGCAAATTACACACGACGCGAAAATGTGTCAACACTTTTTTAATTGACGCTATACACAGCCCATTTAAGCTGTCGTTGTGCCTGCCGCTATTTTCAAACCGGGCCTCTCTGGCGCAACGCTGGACGAGGCGTTGGAAACGTGCGGCGAGAGTCCACCAGTCCTTATTGACCAACTCATCAGCGACAATTCCACGGTGATGCTTTCAGGCGATGGCGACACCGGGAAAAGCATCATCAGCCTTTGTGTCGCGGCGGCCGCCAGCAGCGGGCTTCCAGTTTGGGGCCAGTTCGATTGCCGAACGCCACTGAAGATTTATTACCTTGTCGGCGAGCGCAACGCCCGAGAGTCCTTAATTCGCCTGCGCCAGATGCGAGCCAAGTTGCCGTTGAACAAAGAGAACTTTTCCATCAACGGCAGCTTGGTAGGAACCATCGACTTGAGCAGCGACATCTACGTCGCCAGCTTCATCGACTTTCTGAAGAAGGATTGGCCCGGCCTGCAACTGCTATTTCTTGAGCCGATCTACGCGATGGTCCCCGTTTGGGACGAGCGGCATGTTCTCGCTTTGGTTCGTAACCTTACGCTCATCAAGGCCCAACTGAATTGCGCCGTTTGGCTCACCCACCACAACACCAAATCCATTGTCAGCACTTGGGGGAGCGAGAAGCAACGCGCAAACGCTTACTATGGACCTGTTTGGCTGTACAACCACGTCGAGGGGCAATACAGCGTCACCAAAACCGGGGACAACACCCGCAAGTTGACGATGCAGAAGGACACAAATCGAATCATGCTCTCCGAAATCCCGCTCGTTTACGACTCCTCGACATGCACGGTCGAGATGGACCCCAACGACCTGCTGGCGCCGCTCAAGGTACGGGATCGCATGTATGTCTTCCTGCGACGGTGCGAGAACGAGAACCGCGGCTTTACCTTGAATGAAATCATGCTCCAAACTTGTGTGTCCCGCGCTACCTTCTTTCGCATCTGCGATCGGCCTCCGTGGAACGGCAGAATCAGCAACACAAACGCGCCCGGAAAAGAGGCTTTTTACACCATCGCGCCACGGTGAATTTTCCCATTTTCGGGACGCTGTAAGTCATTGATGCCGTAGTGAGACACCCCCCCTTTTTTCAATTTTGCTCAGCAAAACGCGAAATTCGCGTCGTTTTTGGGGTGTCTCAGCCTCTTGTGCATTGCATCGGTGAGACACCCCTGCGATTGTTCGCAACTTGCGTTGGTTATAGGCGCTTGCAAAGTGCCTCTAGGGTGTCTCACGTTTTTTACTCTGTATTACCACCATACGGTGATACAGGTAGAGAAAGATACTGGTCGCCGCTTGCGCGCCGCCTCTCAAATCGCGCTTGCCGCAACTGCGAATTCTCCTGCCTCAACCGCTCGCATTCCCAGCGCCACCGTTCGCACTCAGCCGCCAGCCAAAGCAGCGTGCTCCGGTGCGCCTCCAGGACCACTTGCAGGCGAAACGCGGGCTGTTGTAGCTGGCGCTCGGTCATTGGGCGCAAGGCTACCACGTCGCGTGCCCTCGTCAACGGGTGTAAGTCCCCAATTCGCTCCAGAATGCCCCAGGACGCTTTGGACCACTATACCGGTGCGCCCCCCCCCCTTGCGGCGCGCCCTGGACGGCAAAGCGGCGCTCCTACGGGGACTGGCGCAATTTATCGGCTCGCCGCAAGTCAATCCGGGACTCCCTTGCCAGTATATCTGTCAACTAAACCGCTTGACACGCCTGCGGGCATCGTTTATGGTCCAGTCATGCGTCCTAGCGCAGAAACACACAAAACCCTTTGCCGCCGTGCCCCGGCAGCGCCCTGCTGCAATCTAGGCGGGGTGCGGCGGTGCTAACGTATGCAAGGACTTATGAATGCGAAGTATCCGATAAAAGCACCGCAAGATTTCACTATAGAATGCGGGTGCCAGGTGCGATTCGATAACGACGGTTATGTGCGGCTCGCACAGTGCCCAATGCACACAATGGCCGCTGATTTGCACGATGTTCTTAAAACGATTGTGGATAAGTCGTACCTACGTCCCGGTAAACACGAGGATTGTCACGTCCACCCTGAATTGATTGAGGCGGGGCGAAGGGTGTTGGACGCAATCAAGCTCACATCTCCGCTCGCCGTCCCTGCCGAAAAGGGGGCACAATGACCTTGCAAGCCTTCATTCGCGACAATCCCGCCGAACTGGACGCCGCAATTGGCCGCGTCCTTGGCCACGTACCACGCACCGCAAGCTGCGATTGCCCGCGCTCAGGCACAGACCACTACCACGAGCCGCCGCGCCTCAGCGACGCAGACAGGCGCGATTGGATACTCAATGACGCTGGCCTTTATCGCTGGGCACGCTCAGAGGGGGTGCGAATATGAAAACAGCCATTGCGTCAACGCGACTCAAACCGTCCGAGGTAAAGGCGCTGGATCGCTTCGCCAAGCGCCAAGGGCAAAACCGAGCCGCGCTTATCGCCGAAGTGCTGCGAATCGCGCTAAAAACCATGCGCCAGCGCACTTGACGCCCGCCCGCCTCGGTGCGCTTTACGCACCGGGGTAGCATCCGCCCCGTAAGCCACGCAAGCCGCGTTTACTGCTCAGACCACCATACGACAGCGGAAACCCGCTCCCGATGGCTTACGGGGTTGTCACGGGCACCAAAATCTCATGGTAACGGCGTTCTGACCTGTCTGCTGAGACACACGCCCAGCCATAAGAGCCGAAATCCTCGTTTCCGGCCAATACTTCGCGCTCTGGATAGTCCCAACCCATGATCCGCTCTGGCGGACGCGCTCGCACTTGATGGACCTCCCAATAATCGCTGTGCGCCGCCTTGTACATCACCGCGGCACCGTCTCGTTTGACCAGCATCATCGGATGACCCGCCTGCTTGTAACTGTCAGGGATTGTTTGCATGGCGCAACGATACCAGAACCACGCAAGCCGTCAACCAACGCACTTGACACGCTCGACGCTTCGTGTATCTTACCCGCGTGCAACGTCAACCTGCACCAACCAACAACGCCCGCTTTGCCGTGCGGCGCCTGCGTCTGGGCGTGGCCTCCACGCTCAGGTTGACCGCGGGCTGTCGCGCGGCTCTCACTAAACCGTATGCAAACCAACGAAACCCAAGCCCCGTCAACATCCACGCCAGCAACCGCTCAAACCGTTGTGCTCCTCAGCAAAGAGCATGACATTACCGCGTTTGCGTCAGATGATCCCAGTCGCTTTGTCATTCAAGGTATCCACTACAACGCGACGGCTGGCTGTGTCGAAGCAACCAACGGCAGGCAGCTTATTCGCGTGCCTGTCGAGCGGTCTGAGGACTTCCCGCCAGTGCCAGGTGCGTTTACGCCTGCTTCTGACGTGATTATCCCATCAGCGCCGTATAAAAAGGCGCTGGCTGGCATTCCCCGGTCAAAGACATTGCCGATCATTGAGAACGTCGCCTTGTCCGCCGTCAACGGCTCGAAGGTGCGACTGACAACCAATGACTTAGACAACGAGAACAGCGTAGTTGCCAAGGCCATCGAAGGCAATTACCCCCGGCTGGACCTTGTTATTCCCACAAAACCGCCCGTGTTCACAATCGCCTTGTCAGCTTACGAACTGCGAATCATCGCCGACTACTTCGCCCGGCACAGCGACGCCACAGCCGCCGTTACCTTCCAATTCACTGCCGACACCGAACCCGTTCGCTTCGCTGGCACCTTGGCCAGCGGCAAACGCGCTACTGGCGTGCTCATGCCGTGCCCCCTAACCTAATTGTCAACGCCAATAGTTGACAGGCGTAATGGGCCGTGTATATTCGCCTTGTGAACGTCGAACCTCACAGCAACTCAAAACCACCTTGCCGCGCGCTCTCGCGTCCAATGCCCGCACCGGGCAACGGGTTCGACCGCCAGAGTTGCGCGGCTTTAAGGACAGTATGAACATGAACCAAGCGGAAATTGAGTGGGCGGCTAGCGTCCATCACGAGTGCCCGAATGTAAGGCGCGGGCTTCGATTGCTCTTAGCCTTAGTCGAATCAGTGAACGAACAGTCTGACGGATGGGCTTACTGGTCTGCCCCGTCCCATGCCAGCGACAAGTTGCAGCGGCTTCTCCAATCCACCGGGAACCTCTACCACGGCACGCACGGCAGCATCACGGATGACCAGCTCAGGAAGGCGATAAGCCCAATCCGCGCAATGGTGACACGGCAGCGGGTGATTCAGGCCCGACACGGGAACAAGTTCGACTTCGATGTTGACGCTGCACTCGCCCAATCTCAATCCATCCCCCTATGAACAATCAAACTCAAACGCCTTTCCCGACAACCTTGGATTGGATGAAAGAACAGGCTAAATGGCGGCTCATCACTCTTGACGATGGCTCGCTCTGGCTTACAAACGGCACTGACGGTTACAATCCAGCCGTCATGCTTGAGCAATACAAACAAGCCCTTGACCGACTCGCGCAAATCATTGCATTCGGCGCAACGGTGCTAAAACCCGCTTCTCGCCAGTGGAGGAAGGCACCATGCGTGACCTTGAATTGGCAATAACCAAAGCCACGGGAGGTTCCAATGACTCTTGACTCGCTCAAGGACCGCTACAACGGCGCAACCTACCACGAACGGCATCAAATGATCAAAAACGCCAGCCAAGTCGCAATGAAAGCAATGGGCGATTGGCGCGATGGTCTCATCACCGTTGCCCAACGCGAGTCTCGCCGTGCCGCGTACTTCGCCTTGCTCGAACTCCGCAATAACATCGAAAAGGAATAATCCATGAATGCTCAACACACATCAGGCCCGTGGCGAGTGCATGACAAACATGTTCGGTACACGCTGATTCTGGCTGGCCCGGATGAATCCGCTAAAAGTATTGTGCTGGCCGAAGTGCGGGATAATGACTCGCGTCTTGCAACTGGCGAAGCTAAAGCCAACGCCAAGCTCATAGCGACTGCGCCCGATCTTCTAATCGCTTGCCAAATGATTCGTGCGTCGAGTTCGGCTGACTTCAAATCGTCGTTGCTTTGGGGGCAATGGTGCCGTGATATTGCCATTGCTGCCTTGAACGGTGACACCGAACTCTTGGCCCGTTGCAAGTCTTGGGCCAGGTTGATGGCTAAGGTCAAAGGATGAAATCGTTCAGGCTATCCTCTCGCACCCAAGCCAAGCACGAAGCCCAGCTCGCTAACATGCTGTTCGGCTTTTACATGGACAAAGCCGTCAATCGCATTGGCACAACTGGCTGGGAAGCCATTAAAGGCGATTTGACCGCAGGTCTCGCTCGCACCATTGCCAGCGGCTCAACCGAGGGCAATATCCTCGCCAAAATGCACGGTGTTCCGCCTGCCGCTGCCAGCTAACGCCCGTCACGCTGGGCCTTTATACCATGAACGCTACTGCAAAAAACGGCGACACTTGGACGGGCGAAAAGCAAGACGGCTTTTGGCTTTACCGAGACGCGAACGGCAACCTTTACGAGTCGAATGAGGTTCCCGCTTATCGCATTACAATGGACAATGCCACGCAAACGACGGTGCGCGGCAAACGAACCATAACCCAATTGCTGCCATGAGAATCGGCGATAAGGTCTGGCTAATCACAAGCAGTCTTGCCGAGGGCACTGTCACGGAGGTCCATGCCGACTTTGTAAAAGTTGCCCTCAACGACGGCAACGAAATCGCACTCCCGCCAGCCTCTGTATTTGACAACCCGCACATGGCGTTTGCGGCATGCGTTCAATGCCAACATTATTATTGGCGACGACAGGCGGAAAAGCCGGTGGACGTAATCTGCGCCAGTGATCCCGATCATCCCCAGCATCCCAGCTATCCTCGCCATTGACGCCCCTCCCTCCCTTGGCGTATCGTCCGCCCAATGAGCGCCGTTGCCGAATGCGTAGCTGATCCGCCCGCCTTGCGTCCATCCAGACCGCCCGGCCCGCGCTCTGGCGTCCATCGCCTCTCCGCACTCACTCAAGCCATGGACCTGAAAGACGTTGCCTACCGCGATGGCACGGCCGACTCAACCCCCGTTCATATCAAAGCCGCCCTAATGCGTGCTTGGGTTGACCTGCAAGAAATGGCGATGGCATTGCGCGGCCAGGGTAAGCCGAAACCAGTCGAGGCGCGCAACGCGACACCCAAGCGCAAGCGTGAAAGTGTCGCGCCAATCGCGCCAGCAAGCGCGTCCACGAACGCAGTTGACAAGAGCGCGTGATAGTGTAGGCTACGGGCGTCGAAGGTCAAAGTTCGATGAACCGTCACGCAAAATTTGCCGCTGATCTGTGCGCCTCACTGAGCGCCCGCTCCGTGAACTTTGACCGCGCGGGTCGGCGGCTTCCTTCATTATATGAACCCACACAATACGGACGTTCACTCGATTCGCTACAGCGACGAAGTGAAACGTGAAGCCGTGGCGCGATTGCGAAACGGCGAGAGTTACAAAGCGGTCGCAGCGTCCATCGGTTGCCACACCAGCAACCTCTCAATATGGAAGCGCAACGTCGAAGGCACAACGCCAGTGAAACGCGCTCACGGTTGCCCACATTGCGCGGACCTTATCGCGGCGTTGCGCCTGGTGCTCGCAAGCGCCGATGGCTCGCACGCGCTCCGGGCCAGCGTTAATCAAATCGCGGAGCAGGCCATTGCTCGCGCCACACACAGCGACAAGGAGGCTGCGTTATGAACGCCGCGTTAATAGAGATTGGCCCGAACCTGGTCGCTGCGCTCAATGAGCTGTATCCTGAATCGTCGCCGGTTGAGCAAATAGAGTTGCTGCTGTGTGAACACGATTTGCAGGCGCAAGCCGAAGTCACGGCCCTGCGCGCCGAACTATCCGCGCTCGCCGCAAAACTAGACGCGACGCGCGCCGCTTGTGAAGCGGTGTTAGCGTTCTCGCGCACCTACGACAATCTGCTAGGCCACATACCCAACGCCGACCAGACTCGCCTTGTGCGGCAACTGCGCGCCGCCCTCGCCTAACCCTCACCGCTACCATCACGCCCGGCCCGTTCACGCGCGCCGGGTTTTTTATGCCCGTGTACTTGTACCGCTTCGCCCGCCGATTGCGGCTCGCGCCGCATCGACGTTCTCCGCTATGGCAGGCGCACGCTGCGACCCGCCCAGCGCCGGGCAGGCGGCAAAAAAGAGAGCCTAGGTTGCTTTGTCCGCACGACCGTCCCCGCACCGTCCGGGTGGCATGGGCGCAGGTGGGCGAGATGCGTCGCGTTGGGACTCCGGCTTTAGCTGGGGCGGCGTCTGGGGAAGCGGGTGCGGCGGACGAGTTTTAGCCACGGGTCGGTGCGCTGGGCGATGAGGGCAACGTCGAGCGGTGCGGTGTACGTACTATAGGCTGGCTTGCGGCGGGGCTTGCGTTTCATGGGGCGGGCGGAGCGGCGACGTTCTGGGCCGCGATACGGTCAATAGCGGCTTGGACGACGGAGACGCGGAGGTTGGTGCGGACGGCGATGGAGGCAGGGGAGCGGCCTTTGGCGAGGTGATGGGCGATTTCGCGGTCGAAGCCCAAGCGGGCGGTACGGCTAAAGGTGCGGGCAGCAGCGCGGCCGCGAAGCCGTTTATTGGTTTGGCGTTTGTGATAGCTGTTGCGGTTGGAGTCAAGAACGCGTTGGTAATTGTCGCCGGTGGCCCGCCAGTGGGCGTTAGCGGCGACCTTTTTAAGGCGGGCCTCGGGATGGGTGGCGTAATGTTGGCGTTGGTAACACGCGCCGCACAGTCCCTTGGCCCTCACAGGGCGACCGCATTGCGGCGTGGCGCACAGCTTCGCGGCAGGCATGTCAGAGGGAGGCGTCAAGGGACGGGCGCATCGGAACGCAGGCGCGTTCCAGACGGGGCGTGGGGGTGGGGTAAATCTTTCATGCAAATGGCACAGCGATAAAAGGTCACCAACTTAATCCTTAATGGGTGGACGCGGTTCACGCTGCCAACTTCTTCTGGTACGCACTTGTGCGTCTTGTCTTTAGCGTAAATTCGGCGCAACGTCGCTTCGTGTCGTCGCATCTCGCGCCAGTATGCTTTGAATGTCTTTCCGCATGTGCGGTTGATGAGCGCTTCAACGTTCTTGTAATGGGTGCGGTTCATGGGTCGGGCGGCACGGGACGGGAGGGCGTTGCGGGCGGTGGGGGCACGCTGACACAGGCGTGCTCAATGGGGAACAGCGGGCCGCCGCACTTACCGCATCGGCCTCGGTTGAAATGGCGGAGGTCGGCTTCGAGTGTCGTTGTGCGCTTGCCGCATGACGCGCATTCTACGGTTTCGTCGGACGACGTGGCGGACTCATCGGAGCACGGCGGTGCTCCGGCTAGGGCGGCGTCAATGAGTGCGAGCGCGTCGGTAGTCGCGTTGCGATGGCGGGTGTAGGCTGGACTGCTGGTGCCTGTGCGGAACGTTTCGAGGAGCGGGTTGGAGCGCCCGCGCTCCGAGGCGGTCGTGTGTGGCGTGCTCATGGGCATGGCTTGGCGGGTGTCGGCGAAGGCGCTTTTGGCGAAGGGATTCTCATGGCTTGCGACCATTCAAATTCACTGGCGCATTCGGCGCAGGTCACTCTGTTGTCCGGCGATTGGTCGGCGGGAGCGAAGTTATGCGCTCCGCACTTGCACCACCAGTAAAGCTGTTTGCTCATGCCGTCTCCTTCAGTTCATCGCGCCAATTGCCCGCCAGCCCTTCGCCGTGCTCGCGACACACAGGCATCGCCTCGGGCTTGTGCCAAGGCAACGGGCGTGGCGTCCAAGTATGTGTAGCAGGTCGCCCGCAGCGCGGCCAGCCGCCGTCGCGCTTCGCCGCGTCGAACAGGATGAATTGGCAGGTGGTCATGGCGATCCTTCCTTGCCCGCGGCGCTGCGACCCGCCTGGGCCTCGCAGAATCGGTGCGCTTCGCACCAGAGCGCGTGGGCAACCCCAACGGCGCGCTTGCAGGATTTCTCCGTCCACTCCGTTTCGCTGGACAGCAACGGCGCTGCAATCAACGCAAGCTCGGTTGGCGTGGGTTGTGGTGCGTGGATGATGGCTTCGTCGCTCACGCGGCCTCCTTCAACCCCGCAGCGCGAAGCAGGATGCGGCGTAATCGACGGTGCTTCCACGGGTAAATGGAGTCTGAAAAGCTTTCTTGCGAATCGGCTGCACACATTATAGGCGTTGCCCAATACCCCAGGCCCATCTGCGTTGCTGCCGCTATAGCTCTATTGCCCGACGACCCCAAATATCCTCCCACAAATGTCAGTGGGCACTGATCGCCATGCCGAATTTCCTCGCAGCCCAGTCGCCACCCCGTCCCCTTACGCATCGCCCGCGTCAACGCTCGCATTTTGCGAAAGAGGCTCGCCTGCCGCAGCACAGCAGCGTCGTCGCCTTTCAACATCATGTCGTTCATTGCTCGCTCTCCTTTCGCGACGCGCCTCGCGACGCCGCCGCCTCGTTAACCGCCGCCTTGTAAGCTTCCACCACCACCTCGGTCCACCGTTGCCTGCCCCGCTCCAGGTTGCTCACATGGGTCGCCGACTTTCCCAGTGCCCGCGCCACTGCCCGCAGCGACACGCCCATCTCCTCACGATACGCCCTCAACCCCATGCCCACCTCGCGCGGATCAGCCAGCTTGCCCGTCCCACCGCACCGCTTGCAGGGTATCGTTTGGTTCATAGCGTCGCTTATTTAGGCCGCAGTTGCTTTACCGGAATCACAAACGGATAGCACCCTTTTCGCCGCACCATCGCATATCCCTCTGCCACCGACATCACACGCGCCGTCTCCTCATAGTGCGCCCTCACGGCAAGCATCACGGACCCGACTCTAATGCCACCCGTCACTGTGCTTGCTCGTTTACCTTTGCCCATGCCGCCCACTCTACGCCTCGCCCCGTCTGTGTGTCAAGTGCCGCGCTTTACACCTTGACACCCGCCCAGTTCGCGCCCCACAGTGCCGCGTGTTCACCGTTTACGTCCTGTCGCTGCTCTACATTGACGGTTATTACGTCGGCTTCAGTTCCAACTTTCCGCGCCGACTCACCCAGCACATCCTTGGCGAAGGCGCGAACGTCACCAAGGAATTTGGCGTGTGCTCCATTATGCACACCGAACCCGCGCCTGACGCTCCCTCAGCCATTGCTCGGGAAGGCCAACTTACCCGCCTCCTACGCCAACAGGGTGCCATTGCTTGGGGCGGCTCGCTCGCCACCACGAAGCCAAGACTGAAGAACTTCTTGCACCGCGCATCGCGTATCATCGACCCGAACGCGCCGGAGCGAAGCAGGCCAAGAATATCGTAGCAATTCCGGCCGTAGCGTGCGGTGCGCGAAGCGCATGGCGAAGCCAAGCACGCGGAGGCTTGTCCAGCGAAGCACGCGGACCCCTCCCAGCGAACCATATCGTCGCCTGCGCGTATATACAGTACGTACAATAGGCGACTTAAAAACGCCGCACCTGCCGTGGGATTACTCCTTGTTCTTGGTCGCGCTGGCCTTCTTCGCCGCTGCCTTGGCTTCCGCTTCCGCCTTGCGCTCGATGGCGCGCACTTCGGCTGCCGTCTTGGCGTGCTGCGCTGCCGTCTCCGCCACGCCCTCCATGCCCGCAACGAACACGTCGGCACGCGTCTTTTCCATCTCGTGCGCCTGCTTCTGGCGGAACGCAGCTTCCTTTTGTGCGAGCTTCTGCTGGTCGCTGACCTGTTTGGCCTGCACCTTTGCTTGCGTGGTCGCCGCAATCGACGCCACCTTGGCCATCGTCTCCGGGTCTTGGTGCCCGTTCTGTTGCGCTGCCATTTCTTGTTGCCGTTGCGCGAACGCCTTAACCTGATTACCCAGCTTGCCCAAGAAATCGCGATACTGTTTCACGCGCTGCGCCTCGCTCTCGTCCTGCTCCAGCAAATCAATGTGCTGCGTCACGTAAGCTGCGGCATTCGTTATCCCGACCACGTCCTGCGGCATGCCCACGCCGCCGCTCTGCTCAATCTGCTGCACCTTCATGTCCATCATTCGTAGCAGCGTTTCGATAACTTCGCGGTGCGAGTCGCCTTCCTTGACTGGCATCGGCACGCCGGTCATCAGCGTCCCCCACGCAAGCGCCGCATCGAACACCGTGTCTGTGATCTTGTTCGGCTTGATTGGCGCAAGCTCATCCGCTTCCGCCGCGCTGTCCGTCACCGCCAGCACCAACTTATGCAGCGTCCGTTGTTGCGCCGACGGCTCCATAAACTGCCGCACGCTCATCAGTTTGTCCGCGCCGGCCAACTCAAGTTGCTTGCTGCCGCCGCCCATGACGGTCTCGGCGCGTATCTCCCAGCGGTCCGAGTCCAACCACTTCTCAAGCACGCCCGCCTCGCGGCACCGCTTCTGGAACGCCTTCGCGTCCGCGTTGTGCGTGTCCTTCAGGCACAGGCGCCGACAAATCTCGCGATACTCAAACTCCGCCTGTATGTACGCATTATTGAGCAGCGAACTGAGCAACGCGCTGGTCTGCGCCAAGAGCGCTTGCACCTCGAACTTGGTGCGCTCCTTCTCCGTCCCGCTGTCGATGTCCTGTGTGTAGCTGCTCGCGCTCTCGCCCATGTATTGCTTCAGGTTGCTGAACAGCATTTGGCTTAGCTGCGGGTCAAACTGATAACGGTCCTCGCGCTTCACAAATCCAATGCCATCGGGCAGCAGGCCGTAACGAAGGCCGAAGTGGATTTTATCGACGGCTGCGCGATCCGCCGGGTCTTGCACTCTGAGCAGTAACAGAAAGTCTTCGTGAACCTTCGACACGAAGCGGTTCATCGTCATGTCCTGTATCTGGCATAGGTCAAATAGCAGGAATCCAAGCGACCGAATGCTGTAGAACATGAACGGCGCTTTGTGATTCGAGTCGCCGACTTGCATGTGCAAAATCTTGTCGAGCGAGTCTGTCACCGGGCGCTTGCTCTCGTACAAAAACTCGTCGAGTTCGTTTACGGTGCCGTAGCTGTTGGTGAATTCGCGGTCCAACACGATTTGCAGGTTCCACTCGCCGGTCTCGTCATCTTGCGAGTAGAAGTCGAAGCACCATATCTTGGGCACGGCATCGGACTGCCAGTAAACGCAGTTTTGCTTGTAAAGCTCTGCGGCCTTTTCGGGATAGTTTACCCAATCGTACGCTTGGTCCGATGTGTCGTCCTTCTTTATGGCTTGCAGAACGCGCCTCACCATCTTGACGTTCCATCCCGGATCAATGTTTTCGTCCTTGGCAATCGTCTTGCGGTAAAGTTCATACGGCGTCATTCCGCGACGCACCGAGAAGTGGGAAATCCCGTTCAAGCTAACGGGCGTATCCGTGGGGCACAGCCAATCTTCAATCGCGATGAAGTCAGGAATCAGTTGGTCCTTGTCGAACCACATCTTGATGGCTACGCCGTTGAGCATCACTGACGCGCCCGTCTCACGAATCAAGCTCCAGTACTCTCGCGAGCGCTTCAATGGTCGATTCGCCTCCTTGGTAATGATTTGCCCCCATTCTAGCGCTTTATCCACCGGGGCATCCTCAAGGGAAACGTTAAAGTAGTGCGCCGTCTTGCCAAAGGCGTTCTCGTATTGCCTTCGGGCCGTCGCGAGCAGATTTGAGCAGGTCTTGGTCGAAAAGTTGACATCCAGTTTGTTCTCCGCCATCTGCGCGTCAGTAAAAGGCGGCAACCCGTTCGCTTGATTTTGGATGAGCACGCGGTTACGCGCCCGAATCTCGTCCGCGAGCCGCATGCTTTGAATCACCTCGCCAACTTTGGTGGCTGTTGATGTGTCGCTCATAGATTCAAGAGTTGTTGTGCTCCACGGTAAGCCGCCCACTCAATTAGCGATTTGGCACCTTTGCTAAGATTGCAAGGTCCGCAGGAAACGCACAGATTTTCGACTGCGTGCAGTCCGCCCTTAGAAAGCGCGATGATGTGGTCGAAGTGAATGGTGCGTGTAGAAACTCTCTCTTGGCAGTAGTAGCAGGTTGCAAGGGGCTTTGCCTTTATGCTCCGCACGAAGGCTATAATGCCTTGCATGTTGATTGTGGCCGCTTTCTTTAACGCGTTTCGCTTTTGCACGCGGGCGAAACTCTCTGCTTTGTGCCCTTTGTAATAGGCAACGCCCTGCTCACGCAGCTTTTCTCGGTTGGCTTCTCTGTAAACGATGCCTCGCGATTGCCTCTTTTGTTTGTGCTGCTCTAGTTTGTGAGGGTCGGCTTTTATTACGTCACGCGCCAAAGCTGCCTGCTGTTTTGCATGCTCCTGGTTTGCCTTGTAATATGCCGCGCCTCGTCGAAGTCTGCGCTCCCTGTTTTTTGTGTGGTATTCGGCTTGGTAACGGCGTTGCTTCTCGATGACTTCGGCTTTCTGCGCCTCGGTCATGGATTGCCAGCGACGGCGACGATACTCCATCTTTCTTTGGCTCTGCTGCGTGGCGCTCATATCACAGCCATCGGCTCACGCTGTTTGGTCGCCTGTTGCTGCGCCTTGCGCTTCGCCTCCTCCTGGTATTCCTTGCTGCGTTGTGCGGCGGATTTGCGGCGTTCGGCGAGTGTTGCGTCGCCGCCTTTGAAGTTCGGGTTCGCCTCGCCGGGCTTGCCCACGACCGCTTCGCCTTCCTGCGTCGGTGCAGGCTCCGTTGCCGTCGGCAACGCCTTAGGTGCTTCGATCAGCCCCGCTTCCAGCGCCTTGTCCAGCACGTATGCGCTCGCTCCGGTTGGCTTCAGCGCCTCTACCGCCAGCGCCTTCCTGTGCTCCAAGCCGACGCGCCACATCGTCAGAAAGTCCTCCGTCTCTTTCACCCGGTGGAAGATTGCCGCCTCGCGCTTGATGAAGTCCAACGTCACCACGTTCGCCGGGTCCGCCTCCGTCCGCAGCGTCTTGAACACAGGCGGCGTGCTGTAAGCCGTCCCCCAATGGCTCTGTATCAGCGGCGTGTGATGCGCCCGCGGCGTCAGCGTGTCCGCGAAGGTCATATCCCACGCGCCCACTGCGGGTGCCTCGCGCTGTCCCGGCCGGCGCACCGGACTCGTCGGCCCGGTGAACTTCGCTTCCTGCCATCGCTTGCTGAGCAGTCCGAACAAATCCTGCGGATAAACCGCGATGCCGCTCACGTATCGCTTTGGCAAACCTTCCGGCGCGTCTGGGTTGTCAATCACATGCCCCATCAGCGGCCGCGGGCATAGGCGATACGCGCCCGCCAAATCATCCAGCCAGCCCGCTCGCAGCGGCACGCAATCCGGCTCCACCCACAGCCACGGCAACTTGTAGCCCTCGTAAATCTGCCGCGCCACCGCCCGAAACATCAGGTTCGCTGCCAGTGGCCAGCCCTTCGCGCCTGTCTGTATAATCATTGCCCGCACGCTATGGAATGCCGGTCGCGCCACATCCAGAAGCGCCTTCACGCGCTCCTGCGGGATGCCCGCGTCCGCGCCCACCAACAGGCTGTGCTCGCGCATTGGGCCAAGTTCTACCATCCACTTCATCAGCGTCTCGGCCTGTTCGATGTCGCCTGCGTGCGTGGGCAGCGCGACTATTAGGGGTATGCTCATGGAGTTTGTTGGGGTTTGTACAGACACAAGGATGCGTTGGTAAGAGCGAACTCTCCGAAATGTTTGACAACTTCAGCATCGTAACGCTTCGCGGCTTCTTCTGCTGTGTCGAAGTAACCGAAAACTATTTCTTGGCGACTAATTTGAATTCGAGCGCGCCATTTCTTCATACCTTTGTGCCAAGAAACTCCTTTGAAGCCAGATGTGCTTTTTGACGATAGTTTCTGATGTCGCACGTTTTCGGCGTTAGTCGCCAAGCTGAGATTGGATTTTTGGTTGTTTAATCCGTTGTGATCCGCGTGATGAACTTGCAATCCTTTTGGCGCGCCCATTATCAAACGGTGCATCAATACAAATCGCCGTTGCCCGGCTCTTCCGGGGTTAGTTGAAGCGTAAAGCCCCCCATTAGATTTATGGGTGTGCCATTTGTATTCTGAGATCAACGGCAAATCTTCGTCGTCAACCAAAGCAACTTGATTTTTTGTCAGCGGGATTTCTTTCATTGTTGGATGTTAACTTGTCCTTCTTTAGCTATCCAACAAAAAGGCGGGAACGCGTTCAGCGTCGCCTCGTCGGTGTGCTGTAAAATGTTGTTCAGCGGCACATGCACCTTGAGCGGCAGCGGGCAGCGACAGATAGCGCACGCGTGCAACCGATCCTCGCCCTCAACGCGCAGTTTCAAGTGCTCCTTGGCGTTCATTTGCTCGGCGATGGCGCGCACGGCGTCCGCTGTCAGCCGCAAAAGGCTGTGCCCATCGCGGTTCTCTGGGCATTCCAGGCACACGTTGGCCCGTCGCTGTGCCACTTCAATGGGAACTGGCACTGCGCCCTCCCCTAGCCACTCAATCAACACGCGACCGCCGACCGCCGCATGTCCGACACTTCTTGACAGGCGGTCTATCGCTGCTCGAACGCCTTTTTTTTTATCCGCGTCGATGCAGTGCGCCGGATCATTATGCAGCCGCTCGCATTGCGCGTCGTCGATGTCCTTCAGCGCTTCCTTGGGCGTTGCCCGCTCCAGCCCGTTGCCCGCCCGGAAGTTCGCCACCTGCACCGCCAAGCTCCACGCGTCATTCATCGTGTGGAAGTTCTTCGCGGGCGTGCGGTCCGTCGCCGCTTGCGTGTAGCGAAAGCCGCCAGGGGGCACGACCAGAATGTTGCGTAATGGCACTGTGCCCCTTATCTACCCCCCGGTGCACTCCGTCAAGCCGCAGTCTTGAGGCGCATGCTGGCGATGAGCTTCCTGTGCCGGTCGTTGAGTTCTTCCAGCCAGCTTTTGCCGCCCCCCTCGATGAACTTGTCAGCGCCCAGTTTGGCTATCTGCAAACCGCGTTGCCGCGCCCCTTCCACGGCCGTCGCCAGCCAGTCCGCCTCGTCCGGCGACCTGCCGATGCGCTGCTTGGTTTTGTCCTTCGGCTCCACGTCGCGCTTGTTGCCGCCGACAAAGATGAACTCCCGCATGAAGAACTCCTGGGCGACCGACTCCGGCAACTCCCGCAACTGTTCGCTCTCCACTAGCCAGCGCACCGCGAACCAGAACTCGCTCACCCGCTTCTGGTATTCCTCGTCGGCGCGCTTCAACCTGCGCTGCTGCGTATGCTGATCCACAACGAACAGGTCCAGACGCACCGGCCTAGCGCTTGGCCTGCCTCCGAACTCCACCGGCACTGGAATTACATGCCCGAACACCCGCGCAAACGCTGCGCCCAGCGTCCCGCGCCCCGTCGAGTCATAGAACACGTTCTCGACCGGAATGCCCTCACGCAGGCACTCGTCGCGCACATGCTCGGCAATTTCGTCCTCCGGCTCCGCACCCCGCTTCATGCCAATCTTGATAACGTGCGGCTTCTCGACGCGCACAATCTGCTTGCCGTCCACGTCGTCGCCGAACTCAATCCAGCCCCCGACGCACCTATCGCCTCCGTACGCCGCGTCCACGGCATAAATCTTCGTCCGGTTCACGCCCTTCCATGTCGCCTTCTCAAACGCCTTGTGAATTGTGCAAAGCTGCTTCGTCAAGACTCGCTGCGAGTCTTCGCCCGGCCGCATGATGCCCAAGCACATCGCGTTGAACTCCTCGCTATGCGGCCCGTAGAACCGCAGCGTGCTGTCAATGCGCTCTTGGTCGATCAGGAACGGGTAGTGCCGCCCGTCGCCCTCGAAGTTCGGTGAGTCTGTCCCGACGAAGTTGATGCACTTGCCCTTCGCGTACTTCGTCGCCCAAATCGTCGTCTTGGTGATGTCGCGCACGCTGCCCCAGCCCAGTTCCGGTTCGCACGACTGGCCCATCGGCGAGTGCTCCCCGTTCACCGGGTTCGCGATTGGGATGAAGAAGAAGCGCTCGTTTTTGTCCAAGTTCGACGTTGCCCGCAAATACGAAATATGCATGAGGCTGCATTCATCCGCCACGAGGAATACCCACTTGTTCTTGATGCCGACGAACGGTCCGATGCCCACCCAGTGCTCTCCCTTGTAGCAGTTGTGGACGATTACACCGTTGACTGAGTAGCTTGGATGTCCTGCAACTTCGAGATTGTGGACTCGATAGCCTCCTTGACCCGCGTCGTATCGTTCATCGCCTTCTTGTTTGAGAATCTCAACACGGTCCACCCAAGCTCCCTGAGTCGGCCGTCGCGGAATTTGTCCTTCGTTGCCACACTCGGAATCCGATGAATGCCGCCGTCGATTTCCACGCCTAACTTCAACGTTGGAAAAGCCACGTCCACCTTGTACCCGTGTCGTCTGCCGTCGGCCTTCAACAAGCCGCTCCTGACGTAAAGGTTCCACGTTGCGTCGGGAAACAGCTTCCAGATGATTAGTTCCTCTGGCGTCGGCATCCTGCCCTTGCGATGGTGCCGCTTGGAAATCCACTTCAGCCTGCAAGATAGACCGCAGAACCGCGTCCTGTCCTTCGCGGGCGATTCGCGCAGCGAAACAAAAGCCTTCCCACACCGCTGACAAGGCATCGTCTCCGGGCGATTGCGGCATTGCACTGAGCAGAAGTCGCGGTTGTGATGCACAGCTTTCATTGGTTGCCCGCAATTCTTGCACGCCTTCGACACTTTCTTGATGCAATCTTTGTGTGCGGCTGCCCATCGTCCCGCGCAATCCGTACCGCAGAAACGACCGGATCGGGCGTTGCTCTTGCGCCACGGGCGAAACGGCTTCTGGCAATGAGCGCAATTTTTGGGTGGTAGGAAAATGCGGCACTCGCTTGAGCAGTACTTTCGGTTGGGATAGCCCGGTCCCAAGTTCCCCTTGCAAGAGGCGCAGCGTTTCATGCGCCGAGAATACCCTGTCATAAGTCTCCAAGTCACGTACTTTCACCCATCCTCGTTGCGTAAAAAACGGATGTTCCTCTGTGCAATCTATCATTCGGCCATCCGACAAGTGAACTCGGAATGCTCGGTCAACTATTCTTGTGTGCGTCTCGGTAATGGTTCCGATGCCAGAGGCATTGAAAACCTTGTCTCCAACGCGCAATGTTTCGATGGGCTTTGGACCGCTCGGAGTGTCAACCAAAGTGCCCGGTAAAAAACATGCAATCCCAATCACGCCGTTTCTGAAATCACGCGTGTCGCCGTCCTCGCTTCGGTCCGTGATGATGCACCGCTTATAGTCCAGCGCCACGCCCGGCAAATCGTCCCACCGCGCCTTGGCCTGTTTGTGCAGCTTCTTCACTTCGCCCAATATGCCGAGGTCCAATTTCTGCACCGTCGTCGTCGTCAGCAGTATCGTCGTCTCCTCCGGGTAAACGTAGTAATGCGACAGGACGAACTTGCTCGCGTAATACGTCTTGCCGCAGCTGCCCGGTCCGAGCAGCCCTACCATGCCGCGCTTGCGAAACTCGACGCAATCCGTGAACTCGCGCAGCGCCAAGTCGCTCCACTTATTGTGCTCGTCCTCCCACAACAGCGAGTGCAACGCCCGATAATGCGTAAACAGGTCTTTGCCCTGCCGGATGCACCATTTCTCGATGTCAATGGCGCGCGTGCCCGCTTTCCAATGATGCGAGTACCGCTCGAAGGTCGCCGTTGCCATTGACGGAACCTACGCGAGGGCGCATAAGGTAGGCAATACCCGAACGGCGGGCCAACGAAAGGCACTTTATGAGCTTCGGATTACAGGACTGCTGCCAAGTATGTCCAACTCCAGAGACGGTCTCGATACCGGGTTTGGAAGGGCCGCCGGGCACCGACGGCACCAACGGTACCAACGGCGTCAGCGCCTTCACCTTCACCACTGCCGACTTCGTTGTGCCACCTGCGGACGGTGCGACACCCGTAACTGTCGAAGTGGAAAACACAAGTTGGATGGCTGACGGGGAGCCAATCTTCATTCCAGGCGGTCTGTTCTTTCTCGTTGACGCGATTATCGACAGCACCCATTTCAGCGTGGTCAGTCCTGATTGGGAAAGCAACACGCACGCTGGCGATACGATTTCTGCTGGTGAAAAGGTTTCCCCATCTGGTTGGCAGCCCGCCGTCACTCCACTGCCCGCTATCAACGCCGTCGTTAAGTACGCCAGCGGCACCGGACACGTCATTACTGGTGCGGCGTTTGCCGAAGTCACGTTTGGAACCAGTGGCGCTGAGGAAATAACGCTGACAACCGCAGGTGCGTGGATGCTCTATGCGCGAGCACGCGTCGATTACACGGGTAGCACATTTGCTGCATCGCGCACCGTCAGCCTAAAGTTGCACAGGCAGAACAACACGCCAGGCGACGTGGCTAACGCTGCCACTGCGTTCAAGACTCGCGTCGTCACCGCTGAAACATCTACGGCCATCGACTTGGTTGTGCCGCCTGTGATGTATTCCACGGCTGGCGTGACCGACATCATTGAAATGATGGTGGCGATTGACACGGACCCATCTGGCGGCACGACGATTACCATTGTCGAGTGCGAGATTGTGGCCGTGTTCCTTCACGCTTGACGGGGACGCCCGCTCCTTCACATAGCCGCCCACTTCCACCTCAACGTAAAAGTCGTTGAGAAACGCCTGCGCCTTGGGTGGCCACCGGAAGCAGCCTTTACAGCGCCGTTGAAACAGCGGATAAGTGAGTGGATTGGCTGATAAAGTAAATTACCTGTTTGATTCGGTTGCCGCGTTCCCAGACGGGATGAACTCTGGGATGCTCCCTTCCCAGCTTCCTCGCACGCAGTTGGCCTATGCCACGAATGTTAGCGTGCGCGGGGGATATGCTACTCCTCGCGCACCGAATCGCAAGTTGGCATTGGATTGGGGAGGCGACGCGGTTTTGCAGTCGCGTCAACAGAACGCAAGATTTCAAGGCAGCGCCTACTACCGCGCCGACTCCGGCCAAGGCTCGATCATCGCGTCCATCGGCGGGCGCCTGTTCCAGTTCACGCCCGCGGCTAAGAGCGCGTCGGTCCGCGAAATCACCATCGCCCACAACACCATCGTTGACGTGGGCTTCGCCGTGCCGGCCATCGGCGCGACCGTCACCATCACTGTCCTGTCCACGGCGAACCTCGCCGCCAATTACGAAATCCGCATCGGCAACCACAATTACCTCATCGTGTCGGTGGACAGCGCGACCGTGCTCACGGTCGAGAACATCGACGATCCTGGCCCGCTCGTCGCTGCTGGCGCCGTCCTCACCTTCTGGGACGTGAACCCCGCCTCGCGCACTCAAGCGTGGCTTTGGCAGGCCGAGAAGTGGATGATTATTAACGACGGCCAAAGCGTGCCCATCTTCTTCGACGGCGCGACCAGCCGACGCTCCGTGCTCGTCGGCGCAAACCCCGAGCTTCCCATCGCTCGCATGGGCACCTACTGGCTTGGGCGCGTGTGGCAGGCCGGTCCCGATGGGCGCACCTTCATCGCTGGCGATGCCGTTGGCGGTGCGAGCGGTACAGCAGCATACCAGTTTCGCGACGCCGTCCTGCACGTCACCGAAAATACCTACCTCGCCTCGAACAAGGTCTTTTACGTCCCCGGTAACGTGGGCGAAATCACCGCCATTCGCGGCGTGCCCACCCTCGACGCGTCCCTTGGTCAAGGCCCAGTGCAAATCCTCACGCCTGAAATCGTCTTCTCCTGCAACGCGCCCACCGTGACCGCCGACTGGGCGACCGTCACCAACCCCATCCTGACCGTGTCGCAGGTCGAAAGCGGTGGCCTATCCCAATACAGCACCGTGGTCGCGAAGGGCGACCTCTGGTATCGCGGCACCGTCGGCATCTGGTCGCTCATCCTTGGCCGACGCGACTTCGCCACCTGGGGCAACGTGCCCATGAGCCGCGAAGTATCCAACGTGCTCGACAAGGACGACCCGGCATTGCTCCAGTACTCCAGTGCCGTCGTGTTCGACAACCGCTTGCTAATGACCGTCTCGCCTGTGTTCACTCAGCACGGCGTCCTGCATCGCGGCTGGGTCGCGCTCAATTTCGACCTCATTAGCAGCCTGCGCGGCAAAGCGCCAACCGTGTGGGAGAGTGTTGACACCGGCATCAGCGTCCTCCAGTTCGTCAAAGGCATGTTCAACGGCGTCGAGCGCTGCTTCGCCTTCGTCTTAAATGCCGCACAGGAAATCGAACTGTGGGAAGTGCTCAAGAGCGAAACCGATATCATCGAGGACAACGACCAGACGCCACTCATTTGGTCGCTGGAGACCGCAGCGCTTGACTTCCACAACACTGACCCGCGCCACTTCATCAACCGCCTCGAAGACGGTGAAGGCTACTTCTACGACGTGCGCGGACGCGTTGACGTGACGGTGTATTGGCGTGCCGACGAATACCCGTGCTGGAACCAATGGACACGCTTTTCGCTCTGCGCCGAACGCGCCTCTTGCGAAGCCGACCCGCTCACCGGCTGCGCCCGCATCACCAACGTCCCGCCGCAAATCCGCGACCCCATCGGCTTTGGCAAGCCCGAGAGCTTGTGCGACGAAATCAACGACCGCCCGCTTACCGATGGCAGGCGTATCCAGTTCCGCCTCCTGATTCAAGGCCACGCGAGGTTCTTCGGCGCGTCGTTCATGTCGTCGCTTGTGCCCATGCCCAAATTCGCTCGACCTTTGTGTACTTTGCAGGAAGACTCACGATAGTTATGGCACGCACACCACGCCCCTATATTTGTCAGCTTTGCGGCAAATCCTTCATGGCTGACTGGAAAAATCCGAAGTGTTGCTCTCATGCGTGCGCGGCAAAAATGACCATAGGCAAAGTTGGAGCAGAAAGCCGATGGTGGAAAGGCGGTCGAAGGCTCACGAATTGGGGTTACATAGACGCTTGGACTGGGCCGAACACAGCAAAACGCGAGCATCGCATATTGGCTGAACGTGCGCTAGGCCATCCTTTGCCCAAAGGTGCGGTTATTCATCATTGGGATGAGAACAAATCGAACAACTCTCCCGGCAATCTGGTAATTTGCCAAGACAACGCCTACCACAAATTGCTGCACGCTCGAAAGCGTCGATTGGACGATACCGGATCGTTCGATTTGAAGCGGTGTCGTGTGTGCAAAGTCGTGAAGGCTGTGTCGGCTTTCTCTGTCGCTAAATTGGAATGGGACGGCAAACGTAGCGCCTGTAAGGAATGTGATAACGCTAGAAACCTTGAGTACTATTATCAGGCGCGAGCGAAAGGCAAAGCGTGGGCACTCCGACACACGTAGAATGCTTTGAGGGTCCAGAGTGTTGTCCTGTTCCGGCACCGCCATTTTACACACAGGGCAGAGTTTACGCGTCCGATCAAACTGGGTTCCTGTTGCAGTGCCAAAGTGGATTCTCCTGCGATCCGGGGGCATACCCGCATCCCATAGTTATTCCAAAGGGTGCGATTCCTTTCACACCGCCGACGGGCATGAATCCTTTGCGATTTACATGTTGTGACGGCGCAATCGCGATTAGGTATCTGGCAGACGGATTTACACAACAAGAGTTTGACCAAGCGGCGCAGTCGATTGCTAATGAAGCCGCCCAGCACCTCGCGCTCTGCGAAGCCGCCGCTTACAACGCGCAGCACGCCCGCCAGAACCCGAACTGCGTCATCTCCACGCCCGGCACGTTGCCCGAAGCCTTCTCCGGCACCGACTACTTGGCGACCTTGGAACAGTCCGGCGCACTCGCGCCCGTCGTGTGGACGGTGGTTGGCGGCACTTTGCCTGGTGGCTTGAGCCTGTCCGCTGATGGTGTCATTTCCGGTATGCCGATGGTGTCGGGGCTGTTCACGTTCGTTGCGCAAGCCACAGGCGCAGCCGAACCCGTCACAGGCAGGCGTCTTGTGTGCAAGCGCGTGTTCCGGCTCACCGTCTCGACTGACGTGCCCTGCGACCTCGGCGTCAGCGACAACACCAGCTTCGGCGACCGCGCCCTGAACACATTCGACTCCACCGCCACCGTTCAGTGGACGAGCCTGAAGATCGGCACCTACACCGTGCAATACGTCAGCGGCGGTGTCGCCTCCAACTTTCCGGTGCTCGGCTCCGGCCCTTCGTCGCCGTGGTTGGTCAACCCGCAGTTCTTCGCCGGGCCGCCCGACAGCAACGCCCAGCTTGTCCATGACGGCACCACGCGCCTTGAACTGCCTTGGGGCAAGTGCGCCGAAGCCTCCTTGGCCGATCTCGAAGCCAACTTCGACGGCAACGCCGTGGGCTGTGGCACCGCAGGCGGGTTCTTGCCGCCACAGGGGCGCACCATCCAGTTCCAGAGCCTCGGCGCGACCATCTTCATCGACGTGCAGACCACCTGGGCACCCAACTCCGGCGCATCCAACTGGCGTCTCACGCGCATCCGCAAGCCCGCGCTCGACTACCAAGCGATGCAGCTTCGCATCGTCAATCTCGCGTCGGTGCTCACCAGCCTGACGCCATTCTCCGGCTGCGCCGCTGGTGCTGGCACCCTTTGGGATGGCACCTTTCCGGCGTTCGAGCCGAACCTTAACTACGTCAATTACGAGTGGCGCGTCACCAGCGGCTTTGCGCCGTTCCAGCTCAATAGCGCGCTCCTCGACACGCCCGCCGCCGTTAAGGTCTATCACGACACCGCTGGCCAAGCGACGCCCACCGGATGTGCGTGGATTCTCGCCGTCACCTACCTCCACCCCGTCCAGGGCAACGTCGTCTCGTGGGTTGGCCTTGGCGGCGCTGGCTACGCGCCCGCTGGCACCTTCGTCTTATCCTCCGACGTGGTCGGCTGGACGATGTTCGGCAAGAAAACCGCGTGGCGAGTTGCCACGACCGTTGCGCTGCCAGCCAATACCCGCGTCCTAAATGTCCTCACCGCGAATGCCAACGGCGCGTTGCCTGCCATCGACGGCATCGCCTTGTCCGTCGCCGACCGCGTCTTGGTCAAGGACGAGGCGACGGGCGCAAACAACGGCAGCTACGTCGTCACCTCCCTTGGCAGTGGCGGTACGCCTTGGGTGCTTACGCGTTCCGCCGACCTCGATACCAGCGCCGAAATGTTGCGCGGCATCTTCGCCCCCGTCACCGACGGCCTCACGCTCGCCGGCTCCCACTTCCGCCTCGTCACCAACGGCGTCATCACGCTCAACGCGACCGCTCTGTCCTTTACCGCCATCGCGCCCACCATCGCCGTCGAGGAGTATTGACAGCGCCCGCCGTCCGCCTCATGCTGCCCGCGCTGGTCTCCCCGGCCAGCCGTCCTAAACTCGGGAACCTTGGTGAAAAGTGGGCGCTCGCGATTGCATACCGCGGGCGCTCTTTTGCTTTCGTTCGCGTTGCGGTTCTGTTGAAATCAGCGCATCGGATTCAGAGCCGATGGAAGCCACAAATCAATTTGCACCTGCTCGCTCTTGTGAGACGGTACCCTGCCAGTCTTCTCTGAAACCTGAGCGGGCGGGTGTAACTTTCATTTATGCTTTGCGTGATCCGCGCACGTCGGCCGTTAGGTACATTGGGAAAGCTGACGACGTAGAGAAGCGCTTAATGGGCCACATTTACGACTCCCGCCACGAAACGAACCGTAAAGCAAATTGGATTAAGCTGCTGCTGCGGCAAGGGCTAAAGCCAATTATCGAAGTCATTGACCAAGTAGCGCAATCTGAGTGGATGCCAGCTGAGTCGGCCTACATAATTTTTTACAAGGAAGAAGGCGCAGACTTGCTAAACACAACGCTTGGTGGCGATGGTTGGGGCGCGGGCGAAGATCATCCTAAGTTTGGAAAGCGCCAATCGCCTGAGGCCATTGAGAAAATGCGTCAGACAAAGCTGGGCAAGAAGCTCTCTGTAGAAGCCCGCGCCAATATGCGTGCGGCTGGTAAACGAAGGAAGCCGCCGTCTGACGAAACACGGGCAAAGTTGAGTGCGGCGAGCGCTGGAAGAAAGTATTCCGTTGCGGCTCGTGCAAATATGAGTGCCGCACAGAGAAAGAGAAAGCATTCTCCCGCAACTCGCGCTAAAATCGGCGCGGCACAAAGAGGTAAGAAGCGTTCTCCCGAAGCCATCGCTAAAATTGTTGCAGCAAACACAGGCAAAAAGCGGTCTGACGCGATTCGCGCTAAAATGCGGGCAGCTTGGGTAATTCGGCGCGAACAAAATCGGTCGCTCGTTTTCCATTGTAAACCCACCGGAAAAGGGCCATTGGTAGTGACGTGGCAGCAGATGACATTATTTTAAGAACTGCGGTTTCGCCGTTTCCTCCAGGGTATTGCCCGAGCAGCCAACAGCAATTTGCAAACGACATAGCGGCGGCGCTTGAGGTTTTCCTGCCAAATGACTTCGGCTTCATTGTTATTTCGTCGTCGCAGCCTACGGTTGAACAACGGTCGCGCATTTGGGCAAAAGTGGATGCCTCAACTGGCGTTATCGTTGGCTTCTATACTTGGAATTTGATTGTGGGGGCTTGGGTGAAAAATCACTGGGGCGCTGGTGTTGCTCCCACGAATCTGCGCCAGATTTATGTTGGTTCTGCGCTGTCGCTGGAGACGTTTGACGGCGGTCAGTCAGGCACAGTCAGTCAAAGCACAGGTCCATTTTGGCAGATTGATAGCGCCTTTTCCGACAAGTGGCCCTTGGGCGTGGGCGCACTCATCGCCGCACCCCTCGCCACTTTGAGCGTGTTCGACGATGCTACGCCGGGCGTGCCGGATGCAATCGGCTGCTATTTTATTCGACCAACCACACGCATTTGGGACGTTGCAACATGACCTTCGGCGAACTTCGACAAACGCGGGCGTCAGACGTAGTGGGCGTCTGCTCGAACAAGGAGACGTTTCGCGCCCTGACCAATGAGGCCACCTCTCGGCTGATGACGAGGGGGAACTTTTGGGCGACCGTCACGAAGCTGCGCACCTGCGTCCGGTGCCGCGCCATCGTATGGCCTCGCGCCGTTGACACCGTGCTCGCGACCAACATTTGCGGCACGCCTGTCGCAAACAGCGGTTACTGGTATCAATTCCTTCCGATGAACGGTGCGGACTTCGGCAGCTTGCGCGGCTGGGGCACATTCGGCGCAGGTGGCATCGGGCGCGGTAGCTGCGGCAACGTTGTCATCCTGCACGACGGACCTGTGCCGGTGCAGGCGCAGTTGACGTGCGGCAACCCGCGTTACATTCGCGCCTTCGCCTCCTATCAAGCTGACCTCGGCAAGCATATCATCATCTTTGGCATCGACGATAACGGGCAAGTCATAATGACGAAGCGGGATGACGGCACATGGCAGCCCGGCGTCCAGCTCACGCTCGCGTCGCCCTTCGTCGGCACGCCCTTCCTTGTGCGCGAAGTGACCCGCGTGCTTAAGGACGCGACGATGGGTCCGGTGCGTCTCTATGCCTATGACGCCGTCCACGACGTAATGGAGGACATGGCTTACTACGCGCCTAGCGAACGGTCGCCCGCCTTCTTGCACAGCACCATTCGCGGTCTGCGACGCGTCACGCTCGCAGGCGTCTCCAATTGCAACGGCCTCACCAGTATCGAGGCGCTCGTCAAGCTGCGCTTCATCGCCGTCGAGACCGACGACGACGAGGTGCTCATTCCGAATTGGACCGCGCTCAAGCTGATGATGTTGTCCATTCGCGCCGAGGACGCAGGCAGCACCAGCGAAGCGCTCGCGCTACAGGCGCGCTCTGTCCACGAACTGAACCTTGAGCTTCGGTTGCATGTGCCCGAGGACCAAATTCCCATTGCCATCGAGCCGTTCGGCAGCGCGACGCCCCGCAGCGTCGGGGTCGGTTGCCTCGTTTAGCCTATGCCACGTTCATCCAGCACACGCACCGGAGACTTCAACTTCACGCCGTTGCCATTCACAGGCGGGACGTCGCCCTTCAACCTCAACGCCGCGCCACGCACCGGCCAAGGCCCGTTTGGGCTTGTGCCAGGAGCCATTGGCCTGCCGAACGTTTACAATGACGTGGCGGGCGCTTTCCCCGGCTTGAGCGGCAACCTCGGCAAGCTGTCGGCGACCATCGGCAGCGAGTTGTCAGGCGAACTCGACCCGGAGACAATCGCCATGCTCCAGAACACGGCCGCGCAGTTCGGCATTGGCGCAGGCGTTCCGCTCAGCCCGTTCGTGGGTGCCAAGGGGCTGCGCCAGCTCGGGCTAACAGCCGAGGCGCAGAAATCCAAGGGCGCGGCTGACCTTCTCGCAGCGCTGCCGACCGTGGCGAAGACGCTGACGGTGTCGCCCGAGACGCAGCTTGACGTGGCCAATCGCAACGCGACCTTCAACGCCGCACCCGATCCGCAGGCCGCAGCACGCGAAGCCGAGCGCCTGTTCAACGCGTACTTGGCCAAGACGCAGCGCGGCGGCGGTGGTGGCATTTCTTATGGCGGTGGTGGCGGTGGCGCGCCGCGCAACCTGAATGCGCCCGCCAACTTCAACGCCGGTCCGTGGGCACCGTTCTCCGGCGACAGCGTGTGGGGCAGCATACCCACGACGCCTTACTATGCGGGCACTGGCATCAATTGGGGTGCTCAAGGCGGTGCGCCACAAGACTTGTGGAGCGGCACGCGTGGTGGCTTCCCCGGACCCGAAGGCGGCTCCTACGCGACACCGGGCGGCGGTGGCTTTATGGACTGGTTTAACGACCCGTTCATCGGCGGCGGTGCGGGCGCAGGCTTCGCTGGTGGCAACTGGGGCGATGACATGGCGTTGCAGCCCATCTATCCTGACTTCCCTGAGTGGGACTTCTGACGCATGGCATTGTCAACGTCATTACCGTGGCTCGACATCACGCCGAACCTGTTCTCGCAGGCGCTTCAAGCTGGGGCGCATGTCGGCCTCGCGCTGAGCGACCAGAGCCTTCGAGCGCAGGCGATGGCGCAGGCGCAGCTAGAGCGACAAGCGCAGGCTCAGGAACGCGCTGACGTGCAAGCCGAGCGCCAGCGCGAGTTCGAGGAGACGCGCCTGCTCAACGTGCAGAAGATTGCCCAGGACGCCCAAGCCTTGGCACAAAAGCAGGCTTACGAGAACGCCCGAGAATCGCGCCTGTTCAAGTCTGCCCAAGCCAGGCTCGCCGTTGATTGGGCCAGAGCCGACACGGCGGAAAAGCGGCAGGAAGCGCTCGACAAGTTGGCTACGTCTCGGCTCGACCAGCAGAAAACCGCTCTGGCCCTGCGCACCAAGCATTACAACGAACTTGAGCAGCACAACCGCGACATGCTGGACTTTCAGCGGGAAAAGGCGGCGAAGGAGAAAGCGCCCACCGTCGTCAAGAACGTCTATGATCCAGCTAATCCATTCGTTGCCATCGGCAGTGTGCGCGGCACGCTCGACCAAGTCGGAATGCCCGGCGAAGTTGATAACAGTGCGGTGCTGCCCATACCCGCCACGAAAGAAGAACTCGTCAAAGGTAAGCGATACCGCGACCGGCAGAATCGCGTGTTGGAGTGGGACGGCGAGAACTTCTTGGACTATTCACAGTGATCCGCAATGCCCAAGACGCTCAGTTTCGAGGAAGTAACGCGGCCCCGTAAGATTAGCTTCGAGGACGCGCAGAACCCGTTGCTACCGTTGCCGCCCATTTCGCAATACTACGCGACGCATCCCGACGACGGTGGCGTCTCCTTTCAGCAGCCTGCGCTGGAACTGTTGGCACCAGACCATTTTCCCGGCCCCGCAGGCATCCCGCGCATCCCGTCACTTGGGCGCGAAGGCTCGGTACTACGGGGCGCGTCGGAATTCGCGGGCGGTGCGCAAGAATCGGTTCTTGGCGGGCTGTCGAGCATGACGAGCCGCGAAGGCCAGTTAACTTATCCCTTGTTCAGCCTGCCCTACATTGGCCCAGCGCTGGGCCTTGTGCTCGGTTCCAAGCTGCTTGGTGAAGGCGGCGGCGAGTTTGTGCATGGCATCGAACAAGGCGAGCCGCGTATCGCTGGCGCTGGCGCTGGCAGGAGTGTGCTGAGCTTGCCCCTGCTGTTTGGCGGTGGCAAAGGCGCAAAGGAACACGTCATTGGACCTGACCCACGCGAAGTCGCTTTGACGGAGTTGGCACGCGAGAAGGCGTTGCAAGCGTCGCTGCCGCAAGTGGGCGAAGGTCGCATACGGCATCAAGCGCCTGAGAACATTTACCAAGTCGGTGGCTTGAATCGACCGCAGGCGATGCCGATAACGCCAATGGAAGGTGCTGAAGCTCTCGCCGCCAACGTCGAACGAGACTTGGTCCAAGGCGAATCGCCAGCCAGTCAGCGTGTCGCTGCATCACCTTCAGCCAGCGAAGTAGCCGAAAATCTGCGCAAACTCGCTGAGGTTGACGAAGCAGCGCGTGTTGCTGAAGCAGAAGGTAAACCCGTCGAGCAAGTTAGTGCGCCTTTGCCTACACCAGAAGAACAAGCAGTAAATGCCGGATTACGCATGGCTATCGAACAATCCGTTGACGAAGCCAAAGGCGGATTGGCCACTGCTGAGCCGACGCTTGATCTGTTGCCCGCCGCCAAAGTTGAAGAACTAGCAATCAACGAGCTTTTGCGTCAAGGCATCGAACGTGGTGCCGCCACGAAATTCGTCGAGTCGTTGGGCGATGCCATTCAGCGCGTGAAGGATTACCCGCGTGCTGCCGCTGAGAAGATCGCGCAACAGATTGCCGATGGCGTGAAGGCGATGGTCCATCCAGACAAGCCACTCACGGCGAATCAGGTCAAAATCACTTACGACGCACTAACGAAGGCCATCACGGAGAATCGCCTTAGCGAAGAACGTCCCGGCATCATTTCAGGCACAGGCTTGGAGAAATGGGCTGATGCCACGATTAAAGAAGGTCGTGGGCGCGTGAGCGTCGGTCTTGACCCTGTGCAACTCGCCGCTTACATCGTCAAAGGAGCAGCATTGCTGGAACGTGGTATCACTGACATCGCGAAGTGGACGGCGGAAATGGTGAAAGAATACGGTCCACAAATACGCCCGTATCTTAAAACCATACGCGAGCACGCGGAACAAACCCGTGCGGCGACGTTTACCGCATCGCAAAAGACCGAAACGAAAGCAGAATTACCTGCCGCACCCGCCACTGCAACTGAGACCGTTACACCCACAATTTCCAGAGCCGCACGCCCGTTGCCGAGCATAAGCGCTGCTGAACAGTCTGCATTCACCCGCAGCATGAACAATCTCGCGCAGGACATTAAGGCGATCTTTCAGCGGCGCGGCGTGAAGCGGGACATGGCGCAGTTGGCTGATGCCATGATCGACACCATCCCCGCGAACAAAGGGAGGCAGGCTGGCAATGAACTGCGCGTGCTGAGTCGCAGCGTGGTCAAAGGCAAGGTCGTTGACAACAAGCTCGCTCGAAAGGCGGCGGTGTTCGTCGTCCAAGCGGGCGGCGACCGAGGCAAACTCGCCACTGACCTCGTGAAGGTCAAAGGCAATAAGGACGCTGAAGGCGCCGTTCGCTACGCCCAAGCCAACTGGGACGCGCTCCAGCCTTTGGCGGCTCGCACCAAGCTCTTGTTCGACGAGCAAATCGCTTACGAGCAGGGCAACGGCATCGACACTAATTACGAGAACCATTACGTGCCGCAGCGTCACGAGAACATCCTGACGGATCGTGGCGTGCTGTTTGGTGAGACGGGCAGCGGCATCGCAGGCACCTCCTTCAAGAAGGCGAAGGTGTTCCCTGATTACGCCAGCGCCATTCAAGCGGGCTACAAACCGCGCAACTTGGACATCGCCGACCTCGTCGAGCACCGCGTCCGAAGCGGCCAGCGCTTGGTCAACAAAAAGCTGTGGGCGGAAGGTTTCAAAGGCGTCGCCGACCCCTATTCGAGCGACCCGGTAATGACGGACCTCATTACCCGCAAGATTCAGCGCCCGGACGGCACGACTGACACGCAATTCAGCGCTCCGCAAGGCTACGCTGTGAAGGAGATCATCCCCGGCGTTCGCATCGCCGTGCGCCAAGGCTACGGGCACCTGTTTAACGCGCTCACGGGCACGAGCCAGATACGCGAGTCTGCTGTTGGCCGTGCTGCCTTAACCAGCGCTGGCTGGCTCAAGCACAAGCTGCTTTTGCTCGACAGCTTCCATGCCGTCCGCACGATGGAGACCAGCTTGGCGAGTCGCGGCAGCGCTGGCTACAATCGCGGGTTGAGCGTCCTTGAGTATTCTGACCGTGCGTTGCGTGATGCCGTCCAACGAAAACTCGTGACGCCGGAAATGGCCAAGTGGGTGCAGACGCCGCAGCCCTTTGAGATAGGCGGCAAGACTCTACAACTTACGCCGCGCACCGTTCTCCAAACAGGAATGCGCAATGGTCTCAACGTGGGGCGCTTTGCCGACGCCCTTTACAACGACGCGAAGGGCACCGTCGGCACGAATCCTTTTAGTAAGTGGTTGTTTGAGAAGCTGACGCGTGGCGCGATGGCTGAAACGTTCATGTCCGAGTTCGCCCGCGTCGGCAAAGCGAACCCCGAATTATCCTTGAACGCGGTCGCCAAGCAGGTGGCCCGCGACGTAAATGTCATCTTCGGTAACTTGCAACGCCAATCTATTATCAAGAATCCAGCCATCCGCGACCTCATGCAAATCGCCTTCCTCGCGCCGCAATGGGTGGAATCGCTGGCGCGTCGCGAGCTTCGTGCAGTGGGCCAAACTGCGGAAGCTGTCGTCAGTGGAGCACGCGGCAAAGGCGTCCAACTTGGCACAGCCGCGAAGACCGTCGGCACTGGCCTCGCCGCTTATGTAGCTGTTACGCAAGCGCTCAATTACATCACTCGCGGACACAGCACACTTGAGAACAAAGAGGAAGGGCACAAGCTCGACGCGTTCATTCCTGACCCGCTGGGCGGCAGTGAGGGATTCTGGTTTTCGCCGCTGGCTGTGTTCGCTGAAGTAACCCACGACCTGTTGCGCTACTCGCACACAGAACCAACCAAGATTGGCGCTGCGGCCCGCATTGTGCAGAACAAGCTCGGGCCAATCGGACGCGCCTTGTCCATCGTCGCATCGCAGGAAGATACCATTGGCACCAAGTTGCCCAGCAGTTGGGACGTGGCGAGCGAAGCCGGATTCGCCGCCGTACCGCTTCCCATTGGCGCGAAGCCCATCGCGCAAGAAATTGCCAATCGCGTCTCGGGCGGTAAGGTGCCAGCGCCCAAGCCTGGCACCATCACGCGTCAGATTGCGTCCTCAGTCGGCCAGAAGATTGAGCCATACAACAAGGACGAGGCGCAAATCAAACGCGCTCGCGAAGTGAACCTTTACATCGACTATTGGAAGAAGCACGCTCGCCAGTTGCCGCTGCCTGAACGCGGTAAGTATTTGATGAGCGAGATGAAGAAAAGCGGCTTGAACGGTGCCGAGGGCAAGAAGGCCGTGCGCGAGTTTCACGAAGCCGGTTTGTTTATCCACCCATAACGCTTATGCCATTCAAATCCAAAGCTCAAAAGGGGTACATGTTCGTCCACCACCCACAAATCGCCAAGCGTTGGGCGCACGAGTACGGCGTGCCCAAGAACCTGCCTGAGCACGTCGCCCACGAGAAGGCGCAGCGCAAGCGCAACCATCGTTACATGAACAAATGATCTCCTTCGCCCCCGTTGACCTGTTCCGCGACAACTCCGACTTGTCCTCGCCGTGGAAGGACGAGGCACGCCAGCGCATGTTTCACGAAGCGGCCACGCACGCGCTCGCCAAGCTGGCTTGGGACGGCGCTACCGCCGACGAGATGGCCGGTGCCAAGAAGTTCCTCGTCCTCCTGCTCAACTGCGCCGAGACGCCCGAAGCAATTAGCGTTGCGAGTCCGTCGCGCTTAAACTACAACGTCGAAGCTGAGATCGCCGCTCGCCGCATGAAGAAAGAATAGCCTATGCCCGCTGCACCTGTCGCTGCCGCACCCGTCGCCGCCCCTGTCACCGCGCCCGTTGTTGCTTCGCCGCCCAAACCCGCCGCCGCTGCTCCTTCGCCTGCACCGAAGCCAGCGGCGGTGCCTCCTGCGCCGGGTCGCGCTGGCGAACGCAGCAACTTCTTCGAGGACGAGGACGCGTTGCCTGCGGCAGTGGACGCTGACCCGACGCCTGCGCCAGCCAAGAAGGAGGACGACGACGACGCGCTACCCGACGACGCGCCACCCGCGAAGGCCGACGACAAAGCTCCTGTCACCGCGCCCAAGCCCGCCGACGAACCGCCCGAGCCGGTATTCCGCACCAACCGCGAACTCAAGAAGGCTTATGAAACGACCAAGAAAGCGAACAAACAGCTCACAGCGCGCGCACAAGAACTTGAAGCGCGCATCGCTGAACTCGATAGTGTCGCCTCGCATGCAAAAGCAGATAGTGGCCCTTTGGCTGAGCAGTTGGCTGCTGCCCAAAAGCGAATAGACGATTACGAAGGCCGCCTGCGACTGAAGGCGTACGAGGAAAGCGACGATTTCAAGACGAAGCACCTCGCGCCGTTCAAGCGCACCGAAGCCCGCGCGTTCAATGACGTGCGCCAGTTGGAATACATCGAGGGCGTGGACGAGGAGACGCAGACGCCGCGTACTCGCGCTGCCACAGACGCCGACTTCATCGAACTCTACAATTTGCCCACTGGCAAAGCCTACGCCCACGCCAAGCGCGTCTTTGGCGACTCGGCGCAGCTCGTGATGAACCACTATCATACACTGCACCAGCAGCAGGACGACATGCGCGAGGCCATCGCCGACTATCGCAACCGCGGTGCCGACGAGGAAAAGCAGACGCAGGCTCGCACCGCACAGGAGCGTGAAGCCGCCGACCGCATGTGGCGCATCGCCAACCAGGAGACTCAGGCCAAGTATTACAAGGACTTGGGCATCGACCCGGACGACGCCGAAATGAAGGAGACGCTGGCCAAGGGCTATGGGCCGGTGCAAAAGCTATTTGGCGGTAACGGCAACCTGACGCTCGCGGAAAAGGTGGGCTTGCAGGCGAGCGTGCTGCACCGGGCTGCGCTGTTTGGTGTCACGCGCAAACAACTGCTCGCGGCGAAGGCTGAACTTGCTGCCGCGAACAAGACCATCGAGGAATTGCGCGGCAGTGCGCCCGGCAAGCCGAAGCCCAAAGCCGACGCCGTGCCAGTGGGCGACTACAAGGACATTGCTGACGAAATGGCCGCTTACCAGATGGAGATCTAGTTATGGACGCTTCTATCGGCTGGAGCAGTTCACAGAATCGCGTGCGGATTGAAGCGGTCATGCGCGATGCCGTTCCAAGGCGACAAATCGTAGTTGAAATTGAGACGTGCGACATGGACGAGGCGCGTGAAAATCTAGCTATGCACCGCGCCATGAGAGCCGCAGACCGCGCTATCGGCGAGGTGCAGGGCTTGCCACAGAAACAAGTGGAGCGCGAGTGGCAGGCGCATTTAGATGAGATTGCACGTTGCGGAGTGCGCTTCATTCCAACGCCCCCCGTTTAATGCGTCTGCACATCTTCACCATCGTCTTGGACGGCCTTCCGTTCTTGCCGATGCAGTTCGCGAACTACAACCGACTTCCTGACAGCGTCGATTGGCACTGGTCAATTGCCGAGGGCGCGGCCATGAACGTAAACTGCACGAAATGGTGCCGCACCCAGCGACCGCGCCTCAGCAACGACGGCACCACCGACTTCCTCAATAGCCTGCGTGCCCACCCGCGAATCACGGTGCATCAGCGCGCGAAATGGATGGGCAAAGTGGACATGGTTTGCACCTGCCTCGCTGACTTCAAGCAACCCGGCATCGTGCTGGAAGCGGACGCCGACGAGCTTTGGCTGCCGCACCAGCTTGAAACGCTGCTCGCGCTGTTTGAGCGCCGCCCTTCGCTCGGCTCCGCGCACTTCTTCTGCCGCTACTTCGTCGGCGTCAACATCCTGATTACCTCGACGCACAGCTATGGCAATCGCCCAACCGAATGGGCGCGTTGCTGGCGCTGGACGCCGGAGCTTCGCGTCCTGTCGCATGAACCGCCGCTGATGAGCGGCATCGCAGGCGAGTGCGCTTCCCGCGAAGAAACCCGCGATGTCGGCCTCGTGTTCGACCATTACAGCTACGCGCTCGAATCGCAGGTGCGTTACAAGCAAGACTTCTACGGCTACCGCGATGCCGTCCTGCACTGGCGACGGCTGCAAACCAATCGCGATTGGCCGGTGCGCGATCTGCGAGCCTTCCTGCCGTGGGTCGATGCAGGCGTCACGGCAGACCGATTATGGACGGCAAACTCTACCTTATCCTTGGGCGCACCGGCGACATCCTCGGCGCACTCCCCATCGTTCAGCACGAGGCCGCTGTCGGCCGCAAAGCCTGCGTTATGGTGAGCCGCGAGTACGCTGACGTGCTGGATGGCGCCGGCGTTGCTCGCATCGTGTGGGACGGCGACTGGCGTCATGTCCGCGCCGCTTATGACAGCGTCGTCCATGACTGGCCTCGCATCGTCGTCCTCCAGCAATACAGCACCGATGGCTGGCCGGTGCAGCACGTCACCGATAGCTTCATTAAGGAGATGTATCGCGTTGCGAACAAGCTGCCGCTGTTCCCGCTGCCATTGCGATTTGACAGGCGCGATCCGCAGCGCGAGTCGGCGCTGGTCGCCGCATTGCCAGAAGGCGCGCCCATCATCCTCGTCGCCACCCGCGGCTTCTCCAGTCCGTTTCCGCAGGGCCACGAGTTGCTAGCGCTCGTCGCCGACGCTTTTCCCGATGCCGTACTCGTCACCATGGACGCGGTGCGAGCCGAACGCATCTATGATCTGCTGGCATTGTTCGAGCGTGCCTCCTGTCTCGTTACCGTTGACAGCGCCTTGTTGCACTTGGCGCAGGCTACGCCCTCGCTGGCCGTCATCGCTTTGGTTGCCTCGCACCCCACGACATGGCACGGTTCACCCGCTTATGCAGGCCAGCGTCTCCGCATCCGTTATCGCGAATTCGACAGGAACAAGGGCCGCATCGTCGAGATTCTTGGTGCATGTCTGGAGTCAGCGCCAGCGCTGGGGCCACGACGAGCGACGGCATGAGCTTGCTAAGGCAAGCTGGAGGCGCGAGTACACCAGCGGGCACTGGCGCGGGTTGCCCATCAGCGCACCGCAACGCACCGCTAAGAGCGTCCTGCGCGACCCGCGTGCGCTGCCCTTCCTGCGCGATCTGCTGGACGCGGCCATGCGCCATGCCTCACCACGCGACCTCATCGTCTTCACCAACGACGACGTTGTATTCGCGCAAGGTCTCACGGCGACGTTGCTACGTGTGGAGCACGCCGCTTGGGCGAGCCGCATGGAGTTCATTCGCCTGCCGCAATTGCCGTCCTGCATCGAAATCATCAGCGGTCGCAAGCATCCCGGCGCTGACCTGTTTGCCATGACGCCGGGATGGTGGGCGCGGCATCGCCCCGAGTGGCCCGACATGGTCGTGGGCTGCGAAGCCGTTGACCTCGTACTGCGCAAGCTCATGGCAGCGAACGGCGGCATCGAGCTTCATGCCGCCATCGCCCACGAGGAGCATGCAAGCTGGTGGCAAAGCCATCGCGGCGACCCTGCCGCCAAGCACAACCGCAATCTGGCCGGCCCGTGGCTCGCCAAGCGAGGACTCACATGGGACTGAAATTGTGGGCATTCACAATGTCGCACTGGAACGATGCCGCCGACGCGCAGGCCAAGGGCGACGGCCTGTTCGGGCTGCGCTCATGGCACGAGCGCGTCACCCGTTACCTGTCGCCGACGCACTGCTTCATCGCATGCGGCACTTGGTCCGAGCCGTCCTTGTCGCCGCTACCGCCCAGCCTGCCCACCGTCAATGCGGGCGTCCAATCCGATGCGCCCTATGACGTTCATTACAACCAACTGTCGCTCTGCGCTATGACCGCCGCGATGGCCTATGCGCTCAACCACGCCAAAGAGTGGGACTTGTTGGCGCTGCTCGACACCGACGCGCTCATCGGCGCGGTGGACTTCGACGCCCTCATCCGCGAGTTCCAGCAACGCACAGAAATCATGCTCGCCCAGTCGTGGTGGGACGGCATCGGCGGACCGCTCTACGTCTGGAAGCTCATCGGCGCGATTCGCATGCAGCACCATCGCCTGCGCGCCAACATCATCGCCCGCCCCGACGACGACAAAGCGCCCAAGCCGCTCTTGCCCGAGGAGGAAATGGCCGCTATCTATCGCGGCTTGTGGTGGAATCCGTGGCCCGACCAGCGCACGCTGCGCCAAGACTACGGCGGCATTGACCCGTTTCGCGATAACGCCGCCGTCCTCAAGTGGCCCTTTGTGCGCCTGCCCGACCCCGCCATCGTTGAAGAGTACACGCGCACGCAAACGCCGCTCGCCAAGCCACTTCAGCCTTGATTCTCCACGTGGAACATGCTTCACTTGCCCCATCGCCACGACCTTCATCTACGCTCTGAACGACCCGCGCCCCGGTGACACGCATTGCTACATAGGCAAGTCGGACAAGCCGCGTCATCGCTACCATCAGCACTTCTGGGAATTGTCCAAGGAGAGCACGCGCAAGACTCACTGGCTACGTTGCTTGCTGAAACTTGGACTCAGGCCGTCGCTGGAATTGTTGCGCGAGGTGCCCGTCGAGGAATGGGAGTATTGGGAGCGCACGTTCATCCATTGGTATCGCGTCCTTGGCTGGCGCGTCGTCAACGTAACCGATGGGGGCGAAGGCTTGACCAATCCTAGTGACGAGACGCGGGCAAAGTGCGCTCTTGGACGAAAAGGCAAAGGGCATACGCCTGAAGCGCGTGCAGCGATTGGAGCAGCCTTTCGCGGCAAACATTTGTCAGACGAGCATCGTGCCAAGATCAGCGCCTATCGCCAACGCGAAAAGGCCAGTGGCAAGAAGCGCAAGTTGTCCGTTGCGCATCGAACAGCCATTGGCAACGGACTTCGCGGTCGTGTGGTTTCTGCTGAGGCCCGACGCAACATGGGACAAGCCCATAAAGGGAAGCCCTTGAGTGTGGCACACCGCGAAAAGTTGCGCATCTCCCACTTAGGCAAAGTGTATGGCCCGATGTCGCCGGAGCACAAAGCCAAGATAGCTGCGACCAAGGTCGGCGAGCGCAATCCAATGTTCGGCAAATACGGCGCACTTAACCACATGTTTGGCAAGCATCACACCGACGCAACCAAAGCCAGAATTAGATCCTCTAAAAAGAAACGGTTGACTTCACCTTAAAGTAGTGTTCCTGTAACTGCGTCGTTGCGGCCCGCAACTTCAAACTCGGCTTATAGTCCCTCTGGCCGGTAGGGCGAACGAAGCGTCGAGATAGCTTCAGGCTCGCGGTTAATTCCGCCAAAGCGACGAACGTCGTAGGAGACGGCCTCCCCAAAATCAACGTACGCATGCACTTTGACCGTGCATTAACTAAACTGATTTATGGCGTGGAATTGCTCAGCTTTTTTCGATTACTTATTTGACCGTGTCCCACATTGGGACAGTCGCGTTGAAAGAGACTGGTGGCCAAACGACGACGCGTGGGTTGGACAAGTTGAACTAATGGAGTGGGCACCGCGCACCGGCACGTCGCACACGTGGGACCGGGTGCATGTGGGCACGCCGGACCTGACGGGGTGCTGGGAGGAAGTAAACTTCGAGGACGAGCAGTGCGTGGACAACGCGTGCGATCCGGCGAGCAAAACGGTTAGCTGGGGCAGCACGCGCAAGAGTTACACGTACTCTAGGCAGCGCGTGAAGACGTTGCCGCTGTGCTTCGACCAGATCAACACGCGGGCGCTCGCCGAACAGCAGGTGAGCAGCATCGTGGACGGCCTCAAGGACATCGTGAAGATGTACAAGAGCGACTTCATGCGGCGCAACTCGCTCCAGAAGGCCGACTTCATTTACATCGCCGACGACCGCAACCTGAGCATCGCGATTGACGGCAGCACATTCAACGTGGACTGCACGGAGATTGACCTGGGCAGCGCTGATAACGTGCCGCAGAGCCAGTTGACCATTCCCTACCTGCAACGGCAGTGGGCGCCGCTTCAATACAACGGCTACTTCAAATACAAGTTCGTGCCCAACGGCATGATGAAGCTTATCACCGACCCGATTGTGGCGTGGCAGCTTGAGCAGGGCAACCCAGCGCTCACGGAGAAGTACCGCTTCACGGACTTCACCAAGGGCGGCGAGTTGTTCAAGTACGGCATGAGCACGGCGGTCGGCAACTTCGGCATCGCCTATGACGTGTTCCCTATGCGGTTTAATCACATCGGCGGCGGCGTGCTGCGACGGGTGTTCCCTTACACGAACACGGCGGCGACCATCGGCATCAAGCGCCAGTTCGATCAGGCGTACGAGGAAGCCTGCATTCAGTACAGCCCAATCTGGCATCCGAGCGCGATGATTGCGCTGGTGCCGTCGTTGCGGAGCGTGTCGCCGGAAGCGCCGTTCTTCAACCGCGACCTGTTTGGCAAATGGTACTTCCTTGGCGGCAACCGCGACCGCAGCTTTGTCGCGACCGACCCGTCCACAGGCGACGTTTGCACCATCGACAACACGGCTGGCAATAAGGGCCTTTGGTGGACCGACATGCAGGCGGGCATCAAGTTTGTGCGGCCCGAGCTGGTGCGCGGCATCCTGCACTTGCGCGAGCCTGGGTGTCTGAGTAATTCGCCGCGGTGTACTCCTTGTCCAGACACGTACGCTCCTCAAAACTTTGAGCAGAATCCGTTTTGCCAAGAGCTCACATAATTCATCGTCGGCGCGGGGCGCTTCACAACCGTCCCGTGTCGGCTTCATCTTATGGCTATGCCTATGCCCGAGCCTGACGTTGAGACAGGCGCCGACAGCATCACGATTCCCAAGAGCGTGCTGGGCGACCGCAAGTGCAAGCCCGGCGAGAAGCTGACCTTTACCGTGACGGACGTGGACGAGGACGCGGGCGAAGTTGAAGTCGTGTTCTCGGGCTACGGCGGCGGCGGCGGGGCTGACCGCGGCGGACGCGACCCGGAGATGGACAACTACGCAATGGAAACCTGACCTATGCCACTCACCTGCACAGCAAGCGACATCGCAGAAGCCGCGAAATGCTTCCAAAACTACTGCGTCAACGAGGCGGACCGGCTCGCCATCGCTGTCCTGTTCAAAGCCTACCAGCTAGTGACGGCGGGCGGCACAAACTACACGACCAACTTCGACGCGCTCATTGCCGATTCGGTTGGCATCATCAGCATCGGCCACAACGAAATGTCCGCGGAGGAACTGGCGCTGTTGCAGGACGCGACGGTCGGTGCGCCGGATACCGTGAATGAATTGCTTGCGGCGGTGACCTGCCTGCGATGCCAGCCGCTCAAGGTGCTTCGCAAGGCGCTCCTGTTCTTGCAGTGCGCCATCACGGCGGAGGGCTAAACCGTGGCCGTCATAGACCCACAGGCGGCGATTGACGCAGCGCAGCCGTGGTGCTGCGTGCCAACCGGAGACCTTTGGTATGCGGTCCTCGCCGCTTTAATCGACGTTGGAGAAGGGAATCCCGTGCCTGCTACAAATGAACTCTTGGCTCAGGTCGCGTGCTTGAAATGTGCCGTGCAATCGGGCGACCTGCCGTTGCTGCTCCTCGGTGCGGTGAGTGGCATTACAGGTGGGGGCAGCGGCGGAAGTGGCGTTACGTGCGGTTCCGGCCCTCCTGTCGCAGCGCCGTCAGGAACGTGCGGCATCTACATCGACACCGACGACGGCACGACGTACAAGTACTATCTCGGAGCTTGGCATTAACCCAATGAAACGCCTGTTCGCAGTCATCATCACGGCCCTCGCAGCATTGCCCCTCGTCGCAGCCAACTTCGACAACGCCTTTACGACAAACCGATTCACAAATGCGTTTTATGAAGCGACTACCGGGCGATTGACGTTGGGCACGCCCACAACGGCTGGACCTGCGCTTCTGACGCTGGGTGGGTCGCTGGGCAGAACCAACGGCCTCTACATCGGCACCGGCACAATTGGTAACGGCAACAATCTGCAACTCTGGCAAACCAATGGCGAGAGCTTCCTGTCGTTTGGCAAATCGGTCGGCGCTTATAGCTTCAGCCTCTACGATAACTTTACGCAAGTGCCGTTGCTCAAGTTGCGCGGCAGCGGCATCGCCGACCTGACAGGCAACTGGCGTCCGCTAAATGTCGGGCCGACGAAGCTGGTTACGACCGACGCGAACACCAACTTGGCGGGCGTGGCGATAACGGGCGATTCCAATGTGTTCTTCAACGGCAACGGCGCATTCAGCGCACCACCCGGCAGCGGCATCACGAACTCGGGCACCGGGACGGCAAACACGCTGGCGAAGTGGACCGGGACGAACTCGCTGGGCAATTCGACGATTACGAACACCGCCAGCGCCATTGGCTTGGGCAACGGCTCGCTGGCTGGCACCACGCTTTCGGGTAGCTCCGACGTGGTGGCCATTGGCGAGACGGCGCTGCAAACCTCAGCTTTCACGAACAGCTCGTCGATTTTCGTTGTGGGATCGCTCGCGGATGTGGGAGCCAGCAATCTTTTTGGATTCTACGGCTTAGGCATTAGCGGCGGCGGGAACAGCCTGTTTCGAGACTCCAGTCAGCTCGTTTGGCTTGGGGATTCGCTATTCGACAGTACGACCGTGACGAACAGTTCCGATCTGATAGGCGTAGGCCATTCGGTATTCAACTCGGCGGTGATACAGACCGGCACCGACCTATTCGGGATAGGCCATTTCGCCCTTTCAAGCTCGGTCATCACCAACTCACAGGACATTTATGGATTCGGCTACGGGCCTCTGTTTGCCGCCAAAGTCACGAACAGTTCGCAGATTTACGGCTATGGCGATTCGGCCTTGGACCACGCAAAGGTGAGCGGCTCGTCTGAAGTTTACGCTTATGGCGATGGTGCGCTGGAAACATCAACGCTGACGAACGTGTCGGACATCTACGCCTTTGGGACCAGCGCCGGTAGCGCATTGAGCCTGAGCGGCAAGTCCCACATCTTCATGCTCGGCAGCGGTGCGCTGGCGACCAACAGCAATGATTACGTGTTCGGAAACAGCGCCTACAACTATTTCTTCCCTGGCGCCTCGGCGAGATTTGCCGCAACCCCAACTGTGAACGGGGTTCCGGTGCTGACCAATGCGAGCGGCACAACCGTATCGGTAAACGGCACCAACGTGACGACGCCGAACTTCACCAACACGGCGACGGTCACACTAGCCGTCAGCGGCAGCAATATTCTGGCGACGGCGATTGTCCCGGCAGGCACTGCCAGCGCCAGCGGCACTGCGAACACAGTCGCCAAGTTCACGAGCAGCACAAACCTTGGCAATTCGTCCATCACGGACAACGGCACGACGGTCGCGTTGACCAGCGGCATCACGACGGTCGCTGGCACGCAGACCAACACCGCAACGGCTATCAGCCAAGTGCCATTCGTAGCTGTGGGCGCTAGCGGGCAGACCAACGATTTGATGCAGTGGATGGCAAGCGCAGGCACGAATTATTCAAAGGTCAACTCGAACGGGCAGTTCCTCCTGCAAAGAGGTAGCCAGACCAATCCTAGCCTTGGTTTCCTTGAAGATGCGGACGGCGCTGCCACCGGCTTATTTCGTCAGGCTGCCGATACGATAGGCTTCACTCTCAATGGAACCGAAAGAGTCCGCATCGCGAGTAGCGGCGCGCTGCACACTACGTTCTTCGCTGCGACTTCTGACGGTGCCTACGGGTTCACTTCAAGCACGTCGCTTGGCGGTGGGTACGATACTCAGCTAAGTCGTGATGCCGCTGCGGTGTTTCAACTGGGCGCGGATGCGGCGACGCCCGTCAACCAAGCGCTCAAGGCGGCGGACGGCTCCGGCACCGACAAGGCAGGCGCGAACTTCACGCTCGAAGGCGGGCAAGGCACTGGCACTGGCGTAGGCGGCACATTCTACATCGCCACCGCGAAGGCCAGAACGACGGCGGCGACGGTTAATCCTTACACGAATTGGTTCAGCGTGGACGCCAATGGCGCGGTGGCAGTCAGCAATATCACCGGCACGGCGACGAGCTTGGCCGGGTTCACGTCGAGCAACACACTGGCAGGCGTTGGCATCGGCGCCGGGTTGGCGATGAGCGGGACAAACCTGACGGTAACGACGACAGGCGTGAGCACAGCAGTCACTCCGCTGGCTTATTCCGGCACGAATATCACAGGCTTCGATTGCACGACGAACAACATGAGCTATACGCTTACGTTGACGAATCACTGTCTGTTCGGCACTTCGACGTTCACCGGGCTCCCAAACAAGACGACGAACATGTTCTTCACCGTTGGCTTTCAGCAAGACGCCACTGGAGGGTGGACTCCGAAGTTCACGAATACTGTCGTGGCTTGGGCTGACGGCAATCAACCTGTGATTCGCACAAACGCCAATGCCGTGAGCTTTGTTTATCTGCACACGCATCTTTTCACCAACAGCATGTTGGTCGGCAGCGCGAATATAGGGCTTCAATGAGAGCCTTCCTGTTATCGCTGTTGATCGCGTGGACGGCCAACGCCGCCTGCACGCCGCCGCCAAACACGTATGACATCTTCGCGGATACGTGGCGCAACCAGGTGCTGGCGACCGGAACGCCGCTCAGCGCAGCCGCGTATCGCGCTGGCACGGTGTTCATGCAACAAACCGGATGGTGGGGCGTGCGGCCTTACCTGAAGCGGGTGAACCTGTATCTGGGCGGCACCACCAACGCGATGCTCATACCGATCATTCGCGACTGGTTCAGTTCGTCGGACCAGTCGGACAGCTTAGTCGCATTCGCGAGCACGGACTTTGACGAGACCCTTGGCTTGACGGGCAACACGACCTCGAAATATCTGCGTTGTAATGGCACGCCGGGACTCAACTTGAACGGTCTGACGGTCTCGACCAACTTGCATCTCTCGGCGTATGTGCGGACGAGCACCAACGAGGCGTCATTCACGATGGGAGTGCAGACGGGCACGACCATTCCGCTGTTCTATTTGTTCGTCTCGTCAACCGGCGTGCAGACATCAACGCAGCTTGGTTCGACGGCGATTGCGGTTTACACCGACACGACGGGTGTCGGCTTCTTCGTTGCCACTCGCAGGTCTCCAACTGATCTTGCGCTTTACAAGAACGGAGTGGTGCAAGCTACTGATACGACCTCGGATACCGGCGTCATATCGTCGGTGGACATGATAGTTCATGCGCTGAACCAAGGTGGCACTCCGGCACTGTTCACGAGTCGCACCTTGAGCTTTTACGGCATTGGCCTCACCATTCCGGTGGCGTTGGAGAAGCCTTATTATGACGCGGTGCAGAACGTGCAAATTCGGATGGCACGCCAGAAGTGAGCAATAAATCTATGAAACGAATCCTTGTGTCGGTGCTGTTGTTTTCGGCTCTCGCGGCCCATGCGCAGAGTGTCAGCGTCCGCGTCACGACCAACGACGGGTCGGTCGGCGCGACCAATACCATCAACGTGCCTGCCATCTATGTTCAAGGACTGCTCGCGCAATGGGGCGACAACTCGCGGACGAGGACCAACGCAGGGTTGTCGGCGCTGACGTTCAACGCTTACGTGTCGCAGGAGCTTGGCGACAAGAGCGCGGAATGGAACCGGCGCGGCGGGCTGGACGCAGCAGCGGCGTTTGCGCTGACTCAGGGGCAGACTAATCTCGCGATCCCGCCCAAGATCGGTGACCTATGGGGCGGCTTCACGCAAGCGCAGCGCACCAACGCCATCTTATTCATTGTGACGGCGGGGCCATTTTGACCTTCCTCGATTACCTTCGGTCGATGTGGTGCTGGGTCGCTGGACATCGTTTTGTCGAGCGCCCTGACGGGATGCGATTTTGCACCAGATGCCGTCGCCATGTGCTTTTGGTCCGCTAAAAGCATCTGTTGACGGCAGCGCAGGCGGGGCGGACACTTGCGGCATGAACGAACAAGCCACGTCAGCCATCAGAAGCGTCTTAAAGCTGGTCGGCGGTGCCCTGATAACCAAGGGTTATACCGACAACTCGACGCTGGAAATCATCATCGCCGGGATCATTGCGGCGGTAGGCGTCGGCTGGTCGATTCTTCATCATTCGACGACCAAGCCAACGTCGTAAAGCGTGCGTCACGCGGTTTATTTCTATTACCCGAATGACGAGCTTGTTCTCTACATCGCCATCATCAGCCCGGATAACAAGGTGCGATTCTTCACCGAGGCGGGCACGGAGGCGGTCAGCACGGCCATTCCGCTGGAGAAGGCGCTTCGCAACGGGCGCTTCGTGCAGCTTGGAGTCACCAACCGCCGGTCGCAGTGCAGCAAGTTCAACTTGGAACGAGGCAGCGAACGGGATCAGTTGCCGCCCGAGTTCATCAACGGACGGCGCACTGTCCAACCGTATTTTGATCCGAACGGCAACAACGGCCTGGGTTGCTGGTGCAGCCATGCAACGAACGGCAACGGCCACACGAAAGTCAACGGCATGAAAAAAACAACACTTCTGTTTCTGGCCCTGCTCTGGTCGCTGGGCGTCAACGCCGCGAACACGAACCTCGTCTGGAACACGAGCGCAGGCGCACTCAGCTACACCGTTTACTCGTCGGTTGGCACTGCGCCATTTGCGCCCATCCTGAATCTCACCGGGAACACCGCGTCGGTGCCGGTGAACGCTACGCTGGTGACGCGCTTCTACGTGACGGCGGTGAATACGGTCGGCGAGAGCGGCCCCAGCAACACGGTGACGAACCAGCCGGGGCCGGTGCCGCCGAGCGGTCCGGTCATTACGATGGTCGCGCCGGGCCTCTCGACGACCAACGTGGCGATAGGACAAAGCGTCAACATCACGGCGCTGATACAGAACACGGGCGATGCAGACTTCGTGGCGGTGGACGGCGCACTGACGCTGTTGCCGCCCGGTGCGACGCGGGATAGCGGGCCCTATATCCACGTAGTTATCCTTCAACCACCGCTGGTGGTCGCAGCCAAGAGCAGCGCAGCCATCACGGGCACTTGGACGGCCACGACGGGCGTCGCGACGGGCATCTACACGGCGTACATGGTCGTCAAGAGCAGCGCCGG